GCATACTGAGCCCAGTCGGGGCACTCTTCAAGGTCAAAGACCTTCTCATTCAGTATGTAGCGTGTTACTGTTACTGTTACTTCTTTTGTGTCAAGTTCTGTTACTTTCATTTCATTCTCCTTTCTTTAAATAAGTTCCTCTTCCTTGATACCTGATATCTCCTCAAATATCTTGGCATCGAAGTTTGGCAGATTCAGCAGCATCTGCCGCTGCTTTGGCCAATCCGATTTGCGTCTGGCTACCTCGAAGGACTTCCTGAAGGCTTCCTTATATGTGTACTCCTTTAGGTATCCTCCTGTTGTGACGTATTCAGGGTGCCGCTCTTTCTCCTGCTGTGACATTTTGTAGTCAGGTATCCAGTCTGTCAAAGTGAAGCGCATGAACTCCGGAAACTCAATCTGAGCCAAGACTGACTTTTCAACTTGTTTGTTGAAAATAAAGCTGTACTTCTGTGCCGAAGTATTTAAGTATCCACTGTTCCAATTGCCGCTGTTCCAATTGCCGCTATTCCAATTGCCGCTATTCCAGTCGCCTGTATTATAGTTGCCGCTGTTACCGTTGCCTGTATTATAGTTGCCGCTGTTACTGTTGCCGGAATTCCAGTATCCGCTGTTATAGTTGCCGCTGTTACTGTTGCCGGAATTCCAGTTACCGGAGTTACCATTGCCGCTGTTCCAGTTGCCTGTATTCCAATTGCCACTGTTACGGCTGCCACTGTTCCAGTCACCGGTGTTATGGTTGCCGCTATTACAGTCGCCGGTATTATTGTCGCCGCTGTTACACAGAGACAACACCTCGCTCCATGCAAGTTCTCTGACTACCTTGATATTTGAGGCGCAGAGTTTTACACCTGTATCTTCGTACTTGACTTTACCCCAGACGAGCACCTCGGCCACTCTGGTTTTAGTTTCACTGAACGGGTAAAAGCGGAAGCAGTCAGCCAAACTTTCACAAGCATGGAAGCCTGCCCAACATACTGTAATCTTGCCTATATGGTGATATTCCTTCCCGACTTCATATTGGAAGCCTTTGCAGGTCAGGTCACTGTTAAAGGCTTTGTAAGCCTTGATTGCGTTCTTCTTCAGTACTTTTTCTGTTTTCATTTCGTTTGTCCTTATGCCGGGCACATAAGTACCCGGCTGAATGTTTTAATTGTCTGTATCCAGCAGTGAGTCTTCCTGTATAGATTGTATCTCTTTGCGCACGCTGTTGAGCTGTGCGCTGAGGAAGGTCTCAATGGAACGCAGATACGCAAGTTTCTTTATGTATGTGAATGGCAGGTTGCTTATATCTGCACTTATATCAGTCGGTTGGACAGATAACATCGCAGCCTTGATGTCACTTAGCACGTCTTGCGACCTTGGCTGCGTTTCCTGTCTCTGCGCGGACTTTTCACCAACTACACGACCTGACATTCCGGGCCTGCCGACTACCGCAAAATCACGATGTCGATCAAACATACCTGTCGGCTGTCATGAACTTACGGACATTGCGTCCGTCTGTACTTTCTGCTTCAACGCAAGTCGGTACCGACTTGCTCCACAGACACTTCGGGCTTGACCAGCCCTGATTTCATCAAGTTGATTGCGGCGTTGAGGTCGCGGTCGATGACCGCTCCGCAGTGGTCGCAATGATATGTACGTTCACCTACGGTGAGGTCGCCCTTTATGTGCCCGCAGTTGCTGCAGGTCTTGGAAGACGGGAAGAAGCGATTCGCCTTGATCAGGTGCTGGACTTTGTAAGAGAGCTGCCAGTGGATGGCGCCCATGAGGGAGCTGTTATGTGCCCTTCTGACGGCTTTTGAAGGAGCGGACTCCTTCATCTCTTTTATATCCAGATCCTCAATGACTACCTTGCCGTGGCTCTTGGCAATGGCGGTCGTGAACTTATGTACTGCATCCTTTCGGATGTTGTTGATCTTATTCTGTGTCCGCTGCTTCTTGATAAGAAGCTTTGCGTGGTTTCTGGAGTTGCGCTGGCTTCTGGAGAGTGCCTTCTGCTGTCGCCTGAGCTTGGCGTCGAGCTTTTGGAGCTTCTCTGTGGGGAGCTCCAGTTTGGTGCCGTCACTGGCCACAGCAGGATTCAAAAGTCCTACGTCGATACCGACGACGGACTCCGGATTGGCACAATAAGGCTTTACATCGCCTTCGGCGTTGACCTGAGCTATGAGATGCCACTGACCGGCATAATGGGACACCGTGTATCCCATTACCTTGCCCTCGAAACGGATCTGTTCCGCTACGCGGACACGTCCGATGTCGGGCAACTGGATTCTATTGTCATACCAGGCGACCTTCGCATTATCGACGTAAAACGTCTCCTTGCCGCCCTTCTTGTGGAACTTCGGCCTCGCCGATAAGCCCCTCTAAAGGCGCTGATAAGCAACGCCGACATTGTGGATCGCTCTTTGCTGGCTGCAGTAAGCTGTCTCATGTGCCCAGTCAGGCTTCTCCTGAGTCCATAACTTGGTCAGCTTCAAGGCACTAGGCTTCGGAGAAGCCTTGTCCTTATCATGTGCGGCATACATCTCCTGCCACTTCTCGAGAGCCCAATTGTACGCATAACGAGCGCAGCCTATTGTGTTCTTAAGCTGCGCTTCCTGTGCCTTTGTCGGGTACAATCTGATTATGTGTGCTCTTGGTTCCAAAAATGTTCTCCAGTTACTGAGAGTATTATAACTCCGTTCTGTAAAGATCAAAATGGTAAATAAAACTTGACGAAATAACAATACAATTGAAGTCCATGGTTCTGTTCACTACCGGTTGCCACCCAGTAGCAGGTTTCAGGTTGTCACTCCTGACCGCTCACTGCATTTCTGCAGTGCACTGACTATTTCATTGACTCATTCCTGAGCCAGAGTACTTCCCCTTGCTTTCGTGCGTCATCACGCACATGGCTGCTCGGGTACGGACACAATGTCCTAGTCGATGAACCTTCCTTGTACCGGGTATCTCTCGATACAAGGCTCGGCTGCTAAACGTCCGTTGTCACTCCCGTTTAGGCTTAATGTCGCCTTGCGGTATCCTCACTTCTTTGTTTTCTCTTTCGATCCTTGTTGAAGGCGTCGTGAGGCTCTTGGGATCTATTAGCAATTCACTTTCTTTGCAATGAGGATCACTCCTCAATGGAGGTTGTTAAGCCTCGTCGAACTGCTTCTGCAAGTTGTTGTCGACGACGTGATCGATCTGCTCAGGCATCAGCTTGTACAGTTCCTGCATCAGCAGGATCATCTCCCTGGACGCACGTCTGTGGTAGCGCTTGCTGAGCACGTCTAACCACCATGACCATTGGGCAGTGACTACGACACGTGTAGCTGTTCCGAGAGGAAGCACTTTTCTTGCGTCGTCTGCAGAGTACCCCGAATCAAGCAGCTCGAGATAACAGTCAAGCGCCGTTTCCGCCGCTTTCATGAATGCTTTGTTATTGGAGTTGCTTTCCGGATCTGCCGTGCACATCTCGAAAGTATCCTTCGACAGCTTGACATACCGCAGTGACCTCTCGCAGAAGGACAGGTTCCTGTGTCTTTCGAGCTGTTGAGCTGTAGCCCTTGAACATGTAACATCGAATGTCAGAATTGTACGGTCTCTGGGCAGGTCTGCCCATGTAGAAGGATCTCTGTGGTGTGAGCTGTACTGTACAAGGTCGCTGCATCTGATACCGCCCAGCACCGTTCTGGACATTACAAGGCCGAATTCAGGCGAATCTTCGTCGAGCAGGTCAAGCTTCGGCATCTCATTTGTGACATCGATGCCTGCATGCTCAAGAACGCTGAATTCTCTTGTCTGCGCCCTTTTTGTAACAAAGTCGAGAGCTTTGTTTTCGTCCATTCTGTGCAGAGTGTTTGTGCACACCCTTCCCGCGTATTCCATCTGCCGGAAGATGTCCGGCTCGTTTACTATTGTTGCACTTGGTCTTTTTACCAGCATTGTTGCCCTTTCCTTGTTTCTGTGGTTTGGGCAGCTGCCGCATATGCTTTTTCTGTTTGTGCGCCTTATCTGAGTACGCCTTATCCTGTTTACCCTGGTACACCTTATTGCTCTGTGTTTTGTGCGCCTTATTGGCACGTATTAAAGCATTGCGGCGGCTGTCTTGTTCCCGGTCAAGACCTGACAGTCGCTTATCAGCTTCATCGCGGACAGCATGTTCGAACAGCTTGAACTGCTCGTTCATGTATGCATATTCCGCTTCTCTGCGCTCCCTTGCGGAAGCGTATTTTGCGTTACACTCTATGCCTGCAGCGATCCAATAGTACAGAGGTGCTGCGAGTATCCATATGATAAGCAGAGTGCCTACGACCGTCAGGTATGCCAACATTATTGACCTACGGGTTTGTTTTCGAGTTCCTTAAGCGTTACCGCTCCGGAAGCCTTCTTCTTGATTCCCTTGTGTTTTGCACACACGGGCGGCTGCGTATCCGGCAGCGCCTTCTCGTCACAGTATGTGCAGGGAATTCCTTTGTTACTTTGTTTGTTAAGCATTGGTTACCTTCAGCATTACAATGTATTCTCTCTCGATATCGGGATCGGTGAACCTGCATCCTGTGTACACAACACAGACATCCAGCTTGTCGGCCTTCAGCTGCAGCTTCATATCCGGCGCTTCCTTGTACGTAGACGGAACGAACGACTGCTCGGTCAGTCCAAGAACGACATAGTCGCCTGCGTCTATGACAGGCCAGTACTTGCCGGATATGCTCCCTACAGGCGTTGTGAAAGTCACATGTTGTTCAGGCTCTCTGTACACAGGGCGCCTTTCCGGCTGCACATGTACAGCAGCTGCTGGTTCAGGTGCAGGCAGCACAGACTGTGTTGCAGGCTTGGCTATACTCGCATCCACTTGTGTCTGCTGCTTTATCGCCTGTTTCTTAAGCTTGGATTTTGGTGTTCGAATAACGAACCCGCCTGAAGTGCGCACACAGCCAGGGGCAATTTCAAGGCCGTCCACAGGCTGCTGCCTAATATCGAGTCTTGCTATTTCCTTTTCCAGGTTAGTGGACATCGAGTTCCTTTCCGTAGTGCTGTCTTATGTACTTTTCAAGCTTGGGCAGCGTCGAGTTCACAAGACCGTCCCATGTCCCTTTATAGGGTCTGGCGCGGGCATCGTTACAATGAAAAGAGACTTGAGTGCCGTCAGGCAGCTCAAAATACAGCACTCTGGATGTACTGAAGTTATCTGGCTCCTGCATGCCGTGCACATAGTTGTGCTCTATGCAGAATGCCACAAGTTCCTTCAGCAGATATTCCTTAGTGCCGTAAATCTTGTTCTTGTACTTATACTTGCTGCACTGCTTTGCACGTATGTTGGTATCCTCTATCTCGAGGAGCTTTCTGACGTACATAGCATCAGGATCTCTGACAGCAATCCGATTGAGGCGTCTCTTGACCTTGTTCGTACCTATGCCGCAGAACTCTGACCTGGCAGCTGTAAGCTGGCGCACCAAATCCTCGTTCTTTATTCTGGCCTTGGCCGCCTCTTCAGGATCACTTTCTGTGTAATATGGGTCGTACAGCTCTCTGGGCATCTCGGATTGCCGGTTGCTGCTGTGCCGATCTGATTCATGTTCAGCATTAGGCATAGCGGAACCTGTTATTTTCAGCTCTCTGCATGCCGAGATCAGTATTTATGCGGACTTTAACCGCATCAAGTTTACCAGTATCTATAAAACCAGGATAAAACGTGTGTCTCGTATGCTCGGGGAAAATCAAGGATTCCCCATCTATAGTCATTGTCAGAGTTCCTTTCAACACTACTATTATTGTTAAATCCCCCCTCAGGATCTTGCATACATAACTGTCGCCTTCCAGACGAAAATCATCGCACAAACGGTCTTTGATTATGACACTGCAGTCATTTTTACCGGTGATGACGACATTCCTGGCATGCTCAGTTATACTGTGCATACTGAAAAAGCAGTTGTCGCCGAAATCAATGTAGCGCCTCTCCGGTATGTGCTGATCAATCAGCGTGAACTGCCCGTTTTCGCCTATGCGAAGATATTGTTCATGCGGGATCATGGCGCAGCCTGGACCATCGTCGGAAGGACTAAAGACTATTTTCTCATATCTGGTCATATAGCGTACCGCTGTTGAACGCGGTGCAATGACTTCACTGTTAACCTCAGGCAGCATAGATATGTCTTGCAGCATATAGTCGTTACGCTGTAAGGCACTGCGCGTCACCGCCCGCTGCAGATCGGATATCAGCATTTAAGCAATTCCTTGAGCTGCGTGATCTTAGTCTCAGCATCAGACGCCTTGTCGAGATACTTCAAAGCAAGGTTTGCCGATCTCCTGGACGATGCGATCATCAGGTCTCTGAGCTGCCTGATTTCCTTAAGCACATCTTCGACAGGCATATCTTCAGGAACATCCTGTGCAACCTGTTCAATGATGTCTGTAAGATCCGTGCACTTTCCCTTAGGTGTCTTCCTGCGGGTGTTCTTCTTCGCTTCTTCCTGAACAGGTTCGGCCTTAGGCTCTGCTTTAGGCGCTTCTGCCTGTGCGGCAGGTGTTGCAGAGTCCGAGGGCACTGAAGTGACAATCGTGCCTGTCACCTTGCCTGCTTCGACCTGCTTGAAGTCCTTGACAGGATCTTCTTTCTCTGTCTGTTTGGGTTGCTCCGGTTCCTGCGCAGGCTTCTTGCGAGCTCTGTTTGCACCTGTCGGAATGCTGTTGAGTACCTTCAGCATCGCATCTTTGTCCTTCGCAAAGGACATTTCACTGCTGCCGGAATCAGACGGAATGACGCCCTGATCCTGCAAAGTTTCCTGTGTTTCGCCGAGAACCTCAGCTACCTGCTTGTTGCCAAGTCCAATGAGATTTGAAAAGTCAGCCACTTGTACCTCCTCTATTCTAGCATAGCTTCTTGTATCGTCTATCCAGCCGATGCACTTGTATTGTCGGCCTTCATGTTCAAATGTGATGTCTTCGATTTCTTTTTCATATGCAGGCAGTACGAACAGCATCTCGTCGCCCTCCATCAATCTTATGATGGGAAAGCCTGTGGACTTTACAACGCACAGCATGCCGCCATGCTCCTGCATGTACGCAAATGCACGCGGCTGTATGAACTTGTAATGCCTTATAGGAAGGTCGTTCAATAGCTCGTGCCTTATGCTGCCCTTACCTGCAGCAACGACAAAGCCGCCTCCGAAAATGAAATCTGTGTACTCTGTCATGAACTTACGGACATTGCGTCCGTCTGTACTTTCTGCTTCAACGCAAGTCGGTACCGACTTGCTCCACAGACACTTCGGGCTTGACCAGCCCTGATTTCATCAAGTTGATTGCGGCGTTGAGGTCGCGGTCGATGACCGCTCCGCAGTGGTCGCAATGATATGTACGTTCACCTACGGTGAGGTCGCCCTTTATGTGCCCGCAGTTGCTGCAGGTCTTGGAAGACGGGAAGAAGCGATTCGCCTTGATCAGGTGCTGGACTTTGTAAGAGAGCTGCCAGTGGATGGCGCCCATGAGGGAGCTGTTATGTGCCCTTCTGACGGCTTTTGAAGGAGCGGACTCCTTCATCTCTTTTATATCCAGATCCTCAATGACTACCTTGCCGTGGCTCTTGGCAATGGCGGTCGTGAACTTATGTACTGCATCCTTTCGGATGTTGTTGATCTTATTCTGTGTCCGCTGCTTCTTGATAAGAAGCTTCGCGTGGTTTCTGGAGTTTCTTTGTGAGCGGGAGAGTGCCTTCTGCTGTCGCCTGAGTTTGGCATCTAGCTTGTCCAAGGTTTCCTTTGGGAGCTCCAGTTTGGTGCCGTCGCTGGCCACAGCCGGATTCAAAAGTCCTACGTCGATACCGACGACGGACTCTGGGTTGATGCAACGAACTCTCTCGTCCTTACCTGTTTCCACAGGTATGTGAACATACCAGTTGCCGCCTGACTTCTTTACTGTGTAGCTGCATATCTTGCCTTGGTAGCGAAGCGGCTCAGCCATTTTGACTTCGCCTATCTTCGGCAGCATTACTCTACCGTCCTTGATTTTCGCCTTGTCATTCGGAACCTCGAATGAGTCCTTAATTCCCTTCTTGTGGAACTTCGGATGTGCGAAATGATCCGGACGTCTAAAGTAGTTGCGGAAGGCTTTGCCGAGGTGAAGTATTTCCTGCCTCTGGCAGACAGAAGATGTTTCGGACGCCCATTCTTCGCGGTTGTCTTTATACCAGCTTGCTACTTTGGAAGAAATCGGTGCCGGTACACTCTTATCCTTAAGATGAGCTTCATATTGCTCATCCCAGTAACCGAGGGCTTTATTCCATGCGAAACGACAAGCGCCAGCTGTGTTATTCAACTGCGCTTCCTGTGCCCTTGTCGGGTACAATCTTATGACGTTTGTTCTGATCATGAAATTTACACCTTCAGTTTAGATGTATTATACACCGTATCTGTAAAGATCAAAACGGTAAATAAAACTTGATGAAATAAAAGTACAATTGAAGTCCATGGTTTTGTTCGCTGTACCTTGCCAGGGTAACAGCAGGTTTCTCCGTGTCAATAGGAGACCACTCTTTATGTTTCCATGAAGCACTGACTATTTCATTTGGTTGTTCCCAACCAAGAGTACTTCCCCTTGCTTTCGTGACCTGTCGGTCACATGGCTGCTCGGGTACTCCCTTGCGGGATAGTCGATGAACCTTCCATGCGCTGGCGTTCTGTCGAACGCATGGCTCGGCTGCTAAACGTCCGTTGTCACTCCCGTTTAGGCTTACTGTCGCCTTGCGGTATCCTCACTTCTTTGTTTCCTCTTTCGATCCATTTTATTGGCATCGTGAGGCTCTTGGGATCTATTAGCAATTCACTTTCTTGTTCGATAACCATCACTGGTTAAAGGGAGTTGTTAAGCTCCTGTCAGCTCACATACCTGCGTTACCATGTTCTCAGGATAACACAGCGTAGGATTGGCCGCCAGGTTGTCGTTCATTTTCTTGTTCGCAAAAGCTGTGGGCTTGCTGTCTTTTGCCTGCGTGGGCACTGCATAGATACACGTCTTGCAGTACTGCCATTTCTGGCCGCTGTCAACCCAGTGCTGGGCTTCGGTTGCTGTTATAAGTGCCTGTTCGAAAATTTTCTGAAGCGCAGAAACGCTCACAACGATTCCCCCTTTCTATGTGCTTAGCGCACACTGGTATGTTATTGATGTCTGTTATATGGTGGACGCATCTGTAGCATGGATACGCTACCGCTGTTCTGGCAGCAAGATATTCCGCACACTTTGCTATCTCCTGCTCAGTCATCCTGGACACATGCGCTTCTTTCTTAAGCAAGCTGCTCAGTTCCTGGTACAAGTCATCACGTCTGTACTGACCTGTCTGCCACAATGGGTCGAGTATTTCGTGCAGCCGTTTACGCAGTTCCAGAATGTCCATAGAAGTGTTCCAAAGCTGTCTTGCCGTTGCTCAGAAGCACAAACGGCGTCTCTCTTACTGTGATGCGGATGCTGTCCACCTTTCCGTACACTTTCTTGATGACAGCGTCCTTTGCCACACGCCACATGCGCCTGTCATCTGCCCACACGCCCATGTCGGTGAGCAGGTCAGACAGACCCTTGTTGATGTTGGAGTCAAGGTCAGGTGTGCTGATGTACGCGACGTCTTCCCCTTTGGCCCATGCCTCTTCAATGCGAGCACGGGCTTTCTTTGTCAGAGATTGCGGCAGCTTGAATGTGTACACGGCCTCTACGACCTCAAAAGGAAGCTCGCTGGGCACTTCCGGGGCATGCAGCTTGATGCAGTCGCCGACAGCCTTTTTCCACTTCTTTGTCTTTGCGTCGACAAAAGAGTGGCCTCTGGCAAAGCGTGTGCTCTGTACTGCCTTTGCCCTTATCGGAATATCAAATGTGAATGTTTTAGGCGTATATGTTTCCATGGTAAAGGCGCCCATATCTCAGGGCGCCTGATCTCCTTGCTTTACAGTGTCTTGCGTGCCTTTCCTGCTCCATTGAGCTCATTGAAAGTAACAACCATTTGCTCTGTAATAAACGTGCCTGCCAGGATAACCTGCATAAAGTCTTCCGGCACGTCCTTGAGATCAATCTGCGTCACGCGTATGTCTTCATTGCCGAAGTCCTTCTGTACCAGTTTAAGTAAGTCCTGTACGGTACTGTCGTGATTCATCTTATAAGATGTGCAGTAGAGGCTTGGCTCGACATGTCCGGAGTAACAGTGCACTGTCATCTTCGGGCTGGCCTTCACAATCAGCACAGTATCTCTGTCCAGGGTGAAGCCATCAAGAATAGGCACATAGAACTCAGGATCTACCCTGACACCATTGATGCCAAGTACAATGGAGTCCGGATACTTAGACATAAGGAAATCCTCGAGCCTTGTCCCCGGCTCCACGTCATACCGGAATTCGGTGGCATCCATCAGCTTGACAGTAACTTTCAATGCACTTCCTTTGTCGCCTGCTTTACGGGCAGACATGCGGATCACATCGCCGATGCTCAGCTTATCATCAAGAGTACTCTCGACATCGTTCACTGTATATACGAGAGTCTGCGCCTGGCTTTCGTTCATCGCAGACATATTCAGAATACGTGCGCTGAGAACAACATCACGAAGCTTCGTCACATTGTTCCTGATTGCGACCTGAGAGGTGCTGAAGCCTCCGGGAAGAACGACTGTTACGGCGCCTACAGTATCTTCTGCAGGACCTTCGAGCACCTGCTCGTTACCTGCATACTCGGCATACTCGGCATCATCTTCATCTTCTTCACTTTCATCTTCCATGTTCATATAGCCATGTACAACAGGCATCTCACGCAGCGAACTGAAAGTTACATTCATACCATCAACGACAAGTGTATTGGTCAGGATGGTATCGGCGAAAGCTTCCGGTACCAGATCGCCGTCCACGTCAAAGACATAGATCTCAGCGTTTTCAAACTTGTCCTGCACTTCGATGAGCAGATCCATCACTGAGCTGCCTTCATCCAGGATCATGTCGACCGGATCACTGCCGTCATTGGCGCAGCAATGCACCGTGCACTTCTTGTTATCGTTGACAGTCACTTGCATGTCCTTGTCAACCAGCTTGCCTTCTACAATAGCATCATAGAAGTTCGTAGGTACTGATGTGCCGTCGATGGACATCACTACCGCACCGGGAACAATCCTGGAGAGACATTCCTTGAGTCTGGAACCTGCAAGGACTGCATGTCTTGTCACAGATCCGTCAGTATGCGTAATTGCAAGAAGGACGGAACATGCCCCCTTGTCGCCGCACTTTCTGGACATGAGAGTAATCGCGTCGCCGTCGTGCAGTACAGCTGTTGTTTCCGCCTCGACGTCGTTGATAAGAATACGCATATTGTGCAGAGTATCCACAGTTGTGGCGAAGAAATTGGCCACATCCTGTGTAAGGACGTCGCCTGCTCTTGTCGTATCTGACACAATAGGCACACGCTTGCTGTTGAAACCTCCGCCTTGAGTAATTGTGACGAACCCGGCGGAAACAGCAGCTGTATGTGCGGTCTCCGGTGCTCTGCCGTAGATGTCGAACTGCAATTCCATAGTATTGTCGACAGTCAGAGAGCTCGCATTCGTAATGGCATAAGCATCGAGTCCGTCAATGGCAACAAGGCTTGCCAGAATGCTCTCTTTGCTGGCATTGTGGAAGAATGCACGAACATCATCTCTGTCGAGAAGCTGACTGAGAGAAATGCTGTTGTCAAGGTTGATCTTGATGTTGTTGAGGTTTTCGTTATTGTTAGCAGTTGCAATGATGATCATATGTGTTTTCCTTTCGTATTATAGTTTGTTAGTTGTAATCACAGGCTGCAGATGATGAGAACGCCGTCAGTGAACGTGAATGTGTTGCGTCCTACAGTGACAGTGGTTCCTGAACCACGCTCTTTTCTGGCTCCGATCTTGGGCGGCACGTTGGTAAACTCGATCTCGTCTCCGTACTGGATGACGTAGTTGTCTCTGGCTCTGGCGGGCATGCTGCTGTGCGTCTGCTTGATAAGGCACGCCTTGCCTTTAACGTTGTACCCTACTTCCTGCAGGGCCTTCCTGAGATTGAGCACTGTGGTGTAACGTCCGAGTTTGATCTGCGTGGAGGTGGATCCGTTGATTGTGAGTTTGTGCATTTGTTTTTCCTTTCTTATATGATTTCTGTTTCGCCTTCCGGAACTCCATCGAGTACCGACTGCAAAGGCGTATTATCTGTGTCCGGTGAATGTGCGAACGATTGCATAGTCATGGTTTCGAAGTCGACTACGACTTCGTTTTTCCTGACTACAATGTTGTTTCCATTAACATCTTTATGTCTGGTTTTCTGGTCGAAGCCCCCTGTGCGAACATATTTACTGAACATGGCTAGCATTATAGATGCTATCATATTGTTGGTCACTGCTGTCTGGTCGTTGGTTACCGACACCGAGCCGCAGTCTATCTCGTCAGGGCGACGATCAAACTTGTCAGTCACTTCAGGATACAGCTTGTAGATAGGTGGATCAAGAATCTTGCCTGCATTATTCTGGAATACCGTGACATTCCCGGCTGTTTTCTTATTGCCGCCGTTAATGATCAGGATATTCTGTAATTTCTGATCCACTGCCCATCTGGTCACTTCGTACCTTGTTTTATGGTTGTCGACACACAGGAATATGACGACGTTATACAAGGGATCTAAGATTTTATGTATGTTCCTGGGCGTGATGTAGTTATTGTAACCGACAAGTTCCGTAGCGTTGAGCCAGGTACTGAAGGCGTCTGTGCTGCGTATCATAGACATGACAGTTGCCAGCTTGCTGCCAGCCGTTCCTTCCTGCCTGAGCGCGTTATGTCCTGAGAACGTGTCGCCATCTATAAGGGTAAGGGAGCTAAAGACTGCGCCTGAAGCTCGCACGGCATCAGACATCCCTTCCGATTGCATGAGCTGCTGAGCTTGGTCGGTATCCAGGGAATCGACATACAGACATGCCATTGTCTGTGGAAGCAGTCGACAGAGATAGCCGCCGATACCTCCGCACCCAATCACTACGACATTAAGTGGATTCCTGAGCATACCGTGCCTCACAACATACGTCAACAGTATCTGCAAAAGCCTCAGCGGCTGCTGTGTCGACTACTGCAGCCAGATCATTCTGACCCAGTATCTCGAGCAGCTGGGCGCAGAGCTCGTACAGCTGAGGCTCGTCGAGCTTGACTGCAGAATTCAGGACATCGAAATAACTGGCTGTATCTGACAGACATGGACTGATGCTGTCGCTGCCGTACATGAAATCGGCTGAGCTGTAGCTTGGGTACCAATCAGGTTCCAGCAATGCCGTCGTATCTTTCACAATGTTCAGCTTAGGCTCTTGAAGTTCCTGCATGGTCACTTTCGCCTTCCAGTCCTCATTGACTTCAGGCAGCGGGTCATCTGCTGCAGGCAGCTCATATGCATCAGGCTGATCGTACTGCTTACCGTTGTAGAACAGGCTGCACAGGACCTCGTTGATCTTTCCGTTTCTCAGACCGAGTACAAGGTGCAGTCCGTTTTTGCGGTTCTGATCGTTGCGATCGACACATGACCAGAAAGCCGACATCTCAGGATGTGTGTGTATGGTGCCAAGGAACTCGTAGCCTTTCGGCGGCTCGAAATCCTCGTCATCGTACTTGACGTGCGCTCCAGAGCCTTTCTGCTTCGGCACATTCGCCAGCCATTTCTGCTCTGTGCTGCTGTAGTACAGGCAGACCATAATTTCCATTCTGGGGAAACAGTTTGCCAGAGCAGCTACTTGCAACAGCAGATCCTTTCCGACTTTGGCGCCTGTCCACTTCAACAGATCTTTGTTGAGCTCTGTATCGTATGGACGCTGGTTGGCGAAGAACTCTTCCGGTTCGCATTGATGCCAGCCCTTTGCGTTGGGGCTGTCGATGTAAATATACCCTCCTGTCTCAAACACTTTGCTGCGCATAATGTTTCTCCTTCTCATCAAGATACTTCACAAGCACTTCACGAGCCTCATTGACTTTGCCGTGTGCAAGGTATGTCAATGCCTCTGCTCGCCATGTCTCCCGTGATACCAGGGCAACCAGATCGAATACGGCTTTTGCTGTTGTGAAGTCGAACTGACTGACTGTAAAGTGCTCAAGGAAATCGTCAAGATACCAGACGGCTTTCCTGATGTCTGTCTCTGCATCTTTAGGTGTGCCCTTTGAGCCGGAACGCCATACATACTTGAAAGCGTCCGCAACCGCCTGCGGTAAATGCCGCCTGATATCCTGACACTCTATGTGGCATGGGAGTGCCTGTGTTGCATAATGTGAAGGGTGATGCACAGTATCATGCCCTTCAGTGTAGATTTTTACCATCATTTCTCCTTTCAGTTTTCAAGTGTTTTAATGTTAAGGCCGTCATCGTTGACTGGTACTTCCAGCACAGCACGCATAACGTCCTTTAATCTTTTCGAGCGTAACTGGAGCACGACTAAGTTACGTATCAAGGCACCGCTCATGGTTCTATCAATCTCTGTACCGGACAGGATGATGTACTTAAGTGGGCGCTGTCTGATCGGCTTCACTGCCCTCTGCTTAAATGCAGCTTCAGGAGTGCGTGCAAACAGGTCAGATGTGAACATATAGACCTGCCCAGTTCAAATTAAGGTAAGCGGTATCGTCGTGCAGACAATCCAGCAACTGCAGCAAGGACAAAACACGTCCGGCGCTGCACCCTGTATCTACTGCATGTACGGGTAATGACTCGTACACGTCGATCAAGTTGTCCGGTAATATACTTGATGTCAGCAGATCCAAGTTCCAGTTAGAGTTGATGAACAAATCCCATACAGCCATCACCAACTGCCCCTTTGACTTAATGCTAGCCTGATCCTCAATGCGTGTGCTGCCCATGCACACGCTGCCATCGTTGTATATGTTCGGTAAAGGCAAATGTGCCAGTTTGATGTTGTCAAAGACAACGCTGTCTGCTTTAATGACATATACTGCGACTTTCTGAACTACGTCATTGTTGTTGGCTTTGACTTTGAAGATACACGGAGGTAAGTTGATGAGAATGCCGTCGCCAATGCATTCTGCCAGCAATGTCGACCTGTACATGAATTTAGTATGCGGGATCTTTACAATCGCAGTCCATGAGGTCTCATTGTACCGATACTTGAGCAAAGGCACAGGCAAGTCAAAGACAATTTCCGTCTCTGCACTTGGTCCAGCTTCCTGCATCAGCTTTTCTTTTATTTTGTCTGTTGTGGTCTCATACCACGATGAGACACGGAATTCTTCGACACAATCAGGAAGAAGACAATAGCAGGCTTTGTTCGACAAGTCTCGTATGACGTAATATGACATGGACTGACTGCACTTTACTGGCTGTAAAGACGGCAGCACGTCCTTCCGGAACTCGTCAAGCGACATAGTCCGGTAGCCGCTGACATTAAAGTTTATAGCTACATTTCCATACTCTTTAAAGATCTCACCAACACGCATTTCTGATTGTGATACAGTGCCATCAATAATGTCTATAGGCACGGAACACCCCCTTTATGTATTCTAGTTCATGTGTTTTTATGTTCGGGTCAGCTGTTGCATATTCAGGGACAATGCTGGCACTGCGAATAAAGTCGCAATACTGCACAGTACCCATTGCACTGCGATATTCAGGTACAAGTTCCTGTGCAGGCACACCGCTCTTAAGTGCTGTGTACAGGTTGTGTATCATTGCCCGAGCCTGCTTGCGCAAGCCGATAGGTGCATTGAATCCGAATCCATCCTTACGAACAGTTACCCCTGTTATGCGTCTCGGAACACGCGGACTGTTCCTGAATATGACATTTGTTTTCTTCCTGGACAGCGTAAGACCAAGCGCACGTAACCTTCTTTCAGTTCCGTGAATCAGAGTCTTGATATAGTTGACACGCATCTCACTGCTGCTCGCCAATGTGATATCGTCCGCATATCGCGTATACGTGAAGCCTCTGCGTTTCGCATTTGCTGCCATATTGCAGTCAAACTTGTAAAGTGCAATGTTGGTAAGATACGGACTTGTCGGCGCACCTTGAGGCAACTGCTGTCTATGTTTACCTTTAAAAGTTGCTATATCGACAATGTAATCTGCAACTGCTGCGCCTAACTGGTTTGTTAATACTGACCTGACTTTATCTACAGGAAAGCTGGGGAAGAAATCATGTACATCAAGGTTGATAATTACCTGTGCATCGGCAGCATGCTGCAAGCAGCCGTTGAGAGTACACTTGTTCGGCATGAAGCCGACAGCAGCCTCGTGCACTCTCAGATGCGCCTTGTACAGGTAGTCGAGAATTTCTCTTTGTCTTTGTTTCAGTTCGTCGTTAGGTATCAACAGATACCTTAACGATCCGTCTTTCTTTGGTATTGCTGCTGCCCTCCATTTATCCGGAGGTCTGATAGATGTATCCAACACAATAGGAGCTCCTATGTAGTATCATAAATTGTATTCAATTAAAGATGGCGCAGTCTCATCCGGCATAGACTTGAGCAAGTATAAGGCTGCGCACGTACAGAAGCAGGAAGTAACGACTAAAGGGATGATAGCTTCATACCCTCTGTATCCCGAATAGCAGGTATCCTCTGTCTCTTAGACTATGGTACAGTTATCGGTCAACTATGTGACACCTGCACCACAGACTAACTGCGCAGTTTCCAAGTCCGGCTGCATCGTGTAGGTTCAAACCAAATTTGTCAAACCGGCTGATCAGGCCACGGACAAATCACTGTTGCTTGATGCCTGCTAGGGATTCGTACTTCTGTATTGTCCGGTGGGATAGACATTCCTGTGGGTTAATTTTGACAAACAGGACAGCATGCTGCAAATCGATTAGACCTGCACACCTGTCATTAAGCCCTGTACCCAGGTGCAGATATAGATGACTGCTTTGGGTACAGGATTCGTCACTCCCAGCTTCAACTCGGAAGCACAGAAATATCTTCAAGGCAAGCTACGTTGTAAAGCGCTTGCAAAACGTCCAGCATCCGTTCCATTGGAAGCTGTCCTGGCGGAGGCTGTCGAGTCATCTTCAGATTCCTGCACAGTGTAGCCAGAGGTACAGGCATAGCCGCGTGGCAGCAGGCAGCGTAGAAAGAACTGAACGTCGCCAGATCTTCAGTGTCGAATGCATAGGCGTTTCTGATTGCCTTTTCGATGATCGTCAGGTCATAGAGGGGCAGGCTTTCCAGTTCCGGAAGACATTCACCTAAAAAGCTGATCTGGAAAGGTACATTATAAGTGAGTACCGCGACGCTGTCCTCTGACAGCAGCTTGTCCAGCTCGTCTTTGAACTGTGCTTCCTGCAGCCCTGCGCTCTGCATGTCCTGCTGACTGATGCCATGGTACTTCGACGACTGCTGCAGGTCAACGCCTGTTGTGTAGTTGAGCAGCAACCTGCCACCTGAGCTGAACTCAGGGTCCTTGACACAGACCCCAAGCAGCTTGTCTTTGCCTGGTGTCAGTCCGTTGGTCGCAGTCGTCATCAGCATGGGCTTGGTTCCCCATGTATCGAATAACTCGGTCAGCAGCATGAGATGCTCCACTGTTTTGCGGCACACCAGTTACAGAAGAAGTCCATGCCTCGTGTGTACAGCACTTTAGGCTTATGCTTGCCGATGCCTGTTATACTTGCAGCAATCATGCCACCTGCATATACCCAGTCAAATGGCAACACGTATCCTTCGGATGTCTGTGCTGAGATGGAAGGCAGCTTGTCCAGGAATGCCTCCTGTATCTCTTTACTGGGTGTTCCGGGATCAAGATCAAGGGCTTGCAGCAAGTCAGGTGTGATGTTCAGACGCAACCTTTCCGGGTTCTTTGTAATCCGGAACAACTGCGGCATGCGCATATCTACACCAGGAAATGCTGCGGATGTCAGGAAATCATAGACTACCTGAAGATCCTTCTCATCGCTGCTTTCTGTAATTTCCCTGGTTCCACAAAAAGGAACCGGAGCTGCTGTCTCATTGGCGTGCAGTAAACGCTCTCTCAAGACAATGTTCGATCGAGGGCCTGAGGTGACCTGCACGATACCTGAATCTGCGAATGCGACTCTGGGCTTACCATGATTCACATCGAGCACTGGAGCGGCTTGTGTATGGAAGACCTTGCCGTCGCGGACCTGTATTGCTTCCAGTCTCAGATTGGTCAGCGACACATAGTCGTCGATTCGTGACCAGACATACTTATAACAGAAGACAACACGCGAGCTGCTTTCGCGCGCGATCTTCAGTTTCTGCAATAACATCTCAAGCATCTTTTGTGACCTCAAAGTACGGCGTAGGATAGTCAGGATACGCGAGCGCAGCTGCAATAACCTTGTCACCGTCTGCTGCAGCTTCCTGTACATACTTGTCACAGGCTGCCGCCACATCTTCCCATTTCTGGCTTCCTGTAGCACCCATTGCCTGCGCTGCCAGATCCTTGATGTCAGGTATGGATTTCGTTGGGTCTTCAACACAAGCTGCCCTGACTTCTTCCATATGCATAGCCGCGCACTGCAGCTTTTCCTTAAGCTCTTCCTGCATGCCATTAAGCATAGCAGCCCACATGTCAGGCGCTATGGACCCGGACAGTGTAAGCAGCAGACTGGCAAGGCGCATAGCGGTTGGCCTATCAACCTTGGCGTCACGTCTGTAATGCAACACAAAAGTACAGAACACATATGACAAAAACTCTTCGCCGAAGAACAGGAGCTCATCGGGTGTGAACGCCTTTTTCATTGCAGTTTGGAAAGTGTGCAGCTGCTCTTTTACTGGCTGGGGGTCCTCTTCAAGTCTTGTAAGAAATACTTTCAAACAGGCTTTCAGATAATCAACTTTCTCATTTGAAGGGTTCAACGCCAGATGATACAAGTTAGGAAGCTCTTTCAAGAAAGATGTAACAACAAACTTGATATCTGCATACGGATCACAGAACGGCTCTTTGGAGTCTTTCTCTCTGATACGTACAAAATGCAATTCTGATTTACTTTCTGTCATTTTTCACTTCTCCTTTACAATTTTCACTTTACATCCAAACTTCTTCTCCAGGTCTGCCATGGTAATCTCAAGCACCTTCTGTGGGCGCCGGATAAGGCTATTCCGCCAGTCGGTGGAATCAAAGAGCGAATAGCCGGTGTGTATCAGAATACAATGCGATCCAGAACCTGTACCCCTATACCTGTGTACACCAGGACTGGGTGGATACATATAAAAAAAGGCAGTCCCATCCTCATCCACAGCTGCATACTGAGCCCAGTCGGGGCACTCTTCAAGGTCAAAGACCTTCTCATTCAGTACGCACCGCTTTTCTGTACGGGTTACCTTTACCTTTACCTTTACATTTACATTTACATTTACATTTACATTTCTTCTGTCAAGATCTGCTGCTTTCATTTTCATGCTCCTTTCTATTACAATCCAAGTTCATTTGGTGTGATACCTGATATCTCCTCGAATATACCTGCATCGAAGTTGGGCAGATCCAGCAGCATCTGCCGCTGCTTTGGCCAATCCGGTTTGCGTCTGGCGTCCGCGAAGGATATTCTGAAAGCTGTCTTGTAGTCAAAGTACACAGTACAGCCGCCTACATCCTCGCCTCTTGGCATAAGCCTTTTGTGCTTGTCAGTTATGTACTTCCTTGGAATCCACACAGCAGGTCTGATATCAAGAAAATCAGGCGTGTGTACAGTAATGCTGGCATCTCTGTACGGCTTGTTGAAAAATCTGAAAGCAACATGACTCTTTGTTGTAAAGAAGCAACTCTCTGTGTGACAGGCAGCATTCCAGCCGCCGCCTTCATTGTAGCTGCCTAAATTGTAGTTACCGGAATTATGGCTGCCGCAGTTGCCGCTTCCATCGTTGTAGCTTCCTACATTGTTGCTGCCGAAATTGTGGTCCCCGTAATTCTGGTTGCCATCATTACAGTCTCCGAAATTGAAACTGCCGCTGTTATGGAGACCTAAATTGCTTTCGCCCTTGTTGCACAATTTAAGAAGCTTGCGCATAGGCAGCTCACATTCCAGCTGTATGTGCTGTGCTATTTTGCGATCTTCAACATCCAGCACTGTGCCCCAGACTTTACACCTGTACACCTTAAATGACGTACTGTACAGACATGCACGCACAGTGTCTTCAAGTTCCTCATCGAAGCAGAACATATCGTGATCTGCCAACGTCATAGATTTCGTTGAGTACACAGTTCCGACATTCATTCTTCTGGGATTGTCGACAGCCATATCGGATTGTACTGCCTTGAATCCTGTCATCGGTTTACTTTTCAGTACTCTCATTTTGCTTTCCTTTTTCTTGTTTCGTTTTCTCAGGCCTATCATCCAGCTCAGCCAGTGCCCAGTCTCTGTCCAATTCTGCTGTCATCAGACTGATCAGTATGTCGTGCAGGAAAGCGACATCCTTAGAGTTCATGTTGTACCTGCTCAGCACAGCTTCGAGCTTCCGAGATCTCCTACACACACGACAGTTGCACTTACGCATCTTTCGGATACTTTCTGCTGCAGTAGCTGGAAACAAATTTCATATCCTGCTCTGCTTCTGACAGCTCTTTTTTGCTTATCTCATATGCACGTGCGGTGCGTTTACGCAAGACATTAACGGCTTCCGCTTTAGTCATATAGAGATCTTCAGGACGCTCAAAATCAGTGCACTCTTTATTGAAATACAGAGTTGTAATTTCGATTTCATCAGGGCCATATAGAAAGTTCGCAAATGTGATTTTATCTTTACGGACAGCAGTGCCTACAATACGCCACACGCCATGTCCTATGTACATATCGGGATACTTAAATTTTTGAATCATAAGTCACCTCGACAATGCTGCGCCGTCACGGACAATCTGGTATGCGGACATGGCTGTACTGCGCGCTTCCGCCAGAGTCACCGCTGATCCCTTTGCCTGCAACTCTTCGCCTTTCCTGATATCCCAATCGTACCTGTCTTTCCCTGCATTGTACGATATACTGCAAGTATGTCCAGTAAGACACCACACAATAGTTTCCTGATGGTTCATTATGCCTCCTTTACAATTTTCACTTTGCACCCAAACTGCTTCTCAATGTCCGACATGGTAACCTCGCGTACCTTTTCAGGTCGCTTGATAAGGCTATGCATCCAGCCGGTAGCATCGAAAACAATTGCCCCAGTCCGAGCCTCATCCTCGATTAAACAGCTACGACCATCGTTAATCCAAACGCTTCCAACGGTCTCCGGTTTAGCTCCATACCAAGACGCCATACCGTCATAATCCACAGCTGCCCATTTAGCCCAGCCTGGGCAGGTGTCAAGGTCGAATACCTTCTCATTCAGCACGCACCGCTTTTCTGTACGTGTTACTGTTACTTCTTTTGTGTCAAGATCTGCTGCTTTCATTTTCATGCTCCTTTCTATTACAATCCAAGTTCATTTGGTGTGATACCTGATATCTCCTCGAATATACCTGCATCGAAGTTGGGCAGATCCAGCAGCATCTGCCGCTGCTTTGGCCAATCCGGTTTGCGTCTGGCTACCTCAAAAGAGATCCTGAAAGCTTCCTGATAACTGGTGAGCTTCAATCGACCTCCGCAGCATGCATACATGCATTTCTCTTTTGTATCCTCAGCTGTAGCCAGGCTGGAAACAGGAATCCATTCAATGACTTTTACTTTGCAGAAATCAGGAATTTGACAACTATAGAGATTAACTGTATAAGGCTTATTAAAGCTCAAATATCCGGCATTATTTACTGTGGTAAATATGCACGCACGTGTGCGTCTAGCCACATTGCAGTATCCGGCTTCGTTGTAGTCACCATAGTTATAGTCGCCACTATTATGATTGCCGATATTACCAGTGCCAAAATTAAAGGAGCCCAGATTGTATGAGCCGAAGTTCCAGTTACCGACATTATTGCAGCCAACATTGTGGTTACCATCATTCCGAGTTCCTTCATTGTATATACCGTAGTTGGCAGAACCTTTATTCACTGTAACAAGCAGCTTTCTGAGCGGGATCAGTCCATCACAGTCTACTTGCATATGATGCACTAACAGCCTTCCACCTTCCAGCTCTCGTACGTTACCTGATACGCGCACTCTGCAAACAGTCTGCATACACATATGCACTGCCAACGATATTGCATCCTCAGCATGTTTGAACACAGTGAACATTCTTTTATCATATGAGGTCATATATTTAGTGTCAAGAATTGTACCTGGAACAATATGATGCATATTCAGTTCCGCATCAGAAAACACTTTGAACGCTATGATTGCGTCTTTACGTTTTACATACATATGAATATCCTCAAGTTTAAGCACCCTCAGTGCTCTTTTCCCGTTTGCGTTTCGGTTTCGTAGTCAAATTCTCGACAGTGCTGCCTGTTAACTCCTCGGCAGTGATACCCGATATCTCTTCAAAGATTTTGAAGTTGAAGTTGGGCAGCGCCTTCAGCCTCTTAAGCTGTTCGGGCCAATCCGGAAGGCGCTTTGCATCCTCGAAGGACTTTCTGAAGGCTTCCTTGTAGTCGTACTTCTTGAGATAACCTCCGGCTGTCGCATACTTAGGGTGCTGCTCTTTCTCTTCCGGCAACATATGCTTTTCCGGTATCCATTCGACAAGCTTAAAGCGTAGGAATGGTATACTTGGAAGACACTCTAAGTCTTGTTTCTTAACAAGTTGATTGAACGCAAAAGTATATTCACAAGCCCCTGTATTGAATATACCTGCATTCCAGTTGCCTGTATTATAGTTGCCGGTGTTATAGTTGCCGGTGTTATAGTCGCCTGTATTATAGTTGCCGCTATTCCAGCTGCCACTGTTCCAGTCACCGGTGTTATGGTTGCCACTGTTCAAGTCGCCTGTATTATAGTCGCCGCTATTCCAGTCGCCACTGTTCAAGTTGCCTGTATTATAGTTGCCGCTATTCCAGCTGCCACTGTTCCAGTCGCCACTGTTCCAGTCGCCGCTGTTACAGCCGCCACTGTTACTGTTGTACAGAAACAACACCTCGCTCCATGTGAGTTCTCTGACTACCTTGATATTTGAGGCGCAGAGTTTTACACCTGTATCTTCGTACTTGACTTTACCCCAGACGAGCACCTCGGCCACTCTGGTTTTAGTTTCACTGAACGGGTAAAACCTGAAGCAGTCAACCAGCTTGGGACAGGCATGGAACCCCGATTCACACAGCTCAAGCTTGCCTTTATGATGGTATTCCTTCCCGACTTCATATTGGAAGCCTTTGCAAGTCAGGTCACTGTTAAAGGCTTTATAGGCCTTGATTGCTTTCTTCTTCAGTACTCTTTCTGTTTTCATTTTGTTTGTTCCTTCGCTGTTCACAGTACTTGCAGTTACCTTTATGTGTCAATAGGGATTCGAAATGACCTGGCTTGTATAACAGATACTCGCATCCGTCGTACTCAATCACCTTCAGGGCTTTACATAAGCTCGTAATTTCCTCGAGTCTGTACCTCTGCATCTCCTCTTCGCTATCGCAGCCAGTTAACATAGTACAAGCTACAGCTGCTGCGAGCAACGTACATTTTGTCATCGTTTTCATTCTCGTTTCCTCAATAGAAAAGCCCCCTGCAAGTGTTACCTCACAGGGGCCATGTTTATGTGCTTTTTGCGGCATACGCCTGTTGAACGAATGGCGGAGGCTCCAATATCGGCTCTCCGTTAGCGTCCCACTCGACATCTGGAAATTCGATGCCGCCTTTGTCCCAATACAAGCTCAGTGAAGTCTCGCACTTGAGTTTGACGTGAGGGAACACACGGCGACCAGGCTCCAGCCACAATCGTTCCACTATCGGAGCTAGCTGTCTGACTTCCTTTGGGTAGGACCAGTAGTCTGCTTCATCCTTCGGACTATATCATCTTCTCCGTTTCCAGAGAAGGAGCGCTTAGTCTCTGAACCCTTTCCGGGCTCCATAGCTTTCGCCTTAGGAGATCCCTTGATCGGCTGCTGATCAGCAATTGCACCACCTTTTAGCGCCCCTCACGGGTACTTGTTTCAGCTTGAGGCATCCCGACACTTGTTTCTGCTTTCGCTCCTGTATCAGGCAGTCGGGCATTATGCACTCCCAGCAATTCACTTTCTTTAACGTCCACGATGCCATGGACAAAATTTAGCAGACGATTACCAAGTCCTGTCCTCTCAAAGTTCCATAGAGCCTCTTTTGCAAGATGTGCAACTGGGTTCTGGAAGTCTGTGTTCAGGCAGCTGTTAATGACGGTACGGTTACGTCTGAAACCTGTAATTGTGGTGACTTCATACAGCTGACGACCTTTGCGCTTGTCTGCCTTCGGGTCATTGTCCACTGTACTTGTGTCGTCGTCACTTGCAGGTATCCAGGCGTACCTTTCCCTTGGGTCTTGTCTTAGCGGCGTTCTGGCGAAGTGCAGGTTCATTTCCTTAAAGGTTCGCAGCCAGGTTTCCCTGAGCTGGAAGGCTTCCTGCAACGTAGCCTTGATGCCGCATTCTCTCAGGTGCTGATATAGGCGTTTGCCTTTCATGCCACCTGGCAGCAATTTGTTATCCTACGGGCTTTTTATCCCATAGCTCCCGGTCTTTCTGTCCATACACCGGTGTTCAGCGTACATTTTTGCAGCATAGGCTGCAGAGGAGCGGCCTCTTGGCAGTTCATATCCGAGCTGGACGTACTGCTACGCGTTGCCCCTGACACGCATTCCTGCGTGCCTTCGGTTCGGGTTTGCCTGTCGGCAGTTCCCGCTTTATTCCGCTCTTTTACTTCGGCCTGTGAACCGAAATTCGATTTTACAATCGGACTATATCATCTTCTCCGTTTCCAGAGAAGGAGCGCTTAGTCTCTGAACCCTTTCCGGGCTCCATAGCTTTCGCCTTAGGAGATCCCTTGATCGGCTGCTGATTAGCAATTGTCACAGCACTTAGGCTTACTGTCGCCTTATGCCATCCTGCGTGTTCTTTCTGCTTTCGCAGCTGTCGCGCTTACCTTGCGGTTACGCTGTAGCCTCGCAGGCATTATGCACTTCCAGCAATTCACTTTCTGGCATGCAGGGATCACTCTCTGCATGGTCAATTAACTTAACTGCTTTTGCTCTCTGTCTTTCTTCCTTGCTTACGTGCTCTTTAAGGAACTTCTTGACACGATCCACTTCCTGGGGATCCCTGCAAAAGCTGACGTCGGCATCAATGAGACCCATCATGACTCCGGCGAAGAAGTAGTGCGGACATACATCCGCGTTGATAATAGTGCCTAATACGGACTCGCCGTATTTTGTTATGCACGATTCTGCCAGCGCGACCAACTCTGCGCTAACTGCTTATTGCTGGTAAAACTCAAATACATAAGGACACGACTTCAGACTAGCTGTTTTGCCTAGGCACATTCTGGATACCTGCGACTTAGTTAGGTTGTATTTTCTGCATACAGCTATCTGTGACTAAAACACCTATCCAGTACTGACATTGATAATACGCTTCGGACCATTCTTATCCGGAGTATTCCAAAAGTCCAAATAAGCCTATAAAGCTGTAAACTACCAATAAAAGTGATTCCCTTTTGTAGACTTTATACGTTTGTTGGCTATACTACGAATATCTGAAGCATTACAACCTGTAGCCTATGCAGCCTACTGACTGTTTCTATATACAATACCGGTCTAGTAATGCACTACAGGCTTACCAGAGTAAGTAAACTACGGTACTGTACCTCCTTTAGATATATTAAATCCACCCGGAAACAAACTACCGTACTTCTCTATATACTAGATCTACAGCTTATTTAACTACTGAAGCGTTTGTGCTTCTGCAAGCTACTCGATACAAAAATGCTATTTACCTAGATATGCGATAGCTCTGTCTATGTAAGTCTTTCGCTTCGCTCCAGGACAACAGTGCTGAGCGAACCTTTTCTATATGCTGTGTCGTGTCTGCCCTATATAGCTTTTGCTACAGTACTACAACGTACAATATATTCTGTAAATGAAACCAACGGGTTTTGTGTCCATGTTAATTCTGTGTGGTTAATGCCTTATATATTCTAATTATACAGCAATAATATTTAAATACAATCGGACTATATCATCTTCTCCGTTTCCAGAGAAGGAGCGCTTAGTCTCTGAACCCTTTCCGGGCTCCATAGCTTTCGCCTTAGGAGATCCCTTGATCGGCTGCTGATTAGCAATTGTCACAGCACTTAGGCTTACTGTCGCCTTATGCCATCCTGCGTGTTCTTTCTGCTTTCGCAGCTGTCGCGCTTACCTTGCGGTTACGCTGTAGCCTCGCAGGCATTATGCACTCCCAGCAATTCACTTTCTTGTTCGACACACCTCGCGGTGTGAAGGCTCCGCTTCGAAGCTATAGTCTACGCTGACAAAAATGGTTCCATCCGGTGGCTTGTACATGTTTTTCAAGGCAAACACCGGATCGTGTGACGGATATTGTTGGAGATTCGGCTTAGATGCCGATGTGCGCAGGCTTGATGTTGTACACACCAAGGATCTTGTTCACTACCGGTTGCCGCCCAGTAGCAGGTTTCAGGTTGTCACTCCTGACCACTCCTTATGTTTCCATAAGCGCACTGACTATATCATTGACTCATTCCTGAGACAGAGTGCTTCCCCTTGCTTTCGTGCGTTATCACGCACATGGCTACTCGGGTACTCCCATTACGTACGGGATAGTCGATGAACCTTCCTTGTAACGGGTATCTCTCGATACAAGGCTCGGCTGCTGATTGCCTTCGGCGTTACCCGTTAAGGTGTCCCAGCAATTCACTTTCTTGTTCGACACACCTCGCGGTGTGAAGCGGCCAAACCGACCGCTCTCCACGATGCCAAAGCGGCACCGCACTCTGCCGTCGCTCCTCAGGTATTCCCTGTTCGTGAACGACGACTTGTACTTTTGCACATGACCAAAGTTCACGTACGCGGTCAGCAGCGGATCGTTCACCCCCGCATCCGCCAGCTTCCACGCGTCCTTCTTGGAGCATTTCAGCTCACCTGACTTAAGCGTCTTGTCGAACTCCAGTCCAGGGTACTTTTCCTGCAGTTCCCGCAGGTGGTCCTGCATGAATGCCTTGGGCTTGACAGGCTCCTCAGTACAGAACCATTGCGGATGGTCCTGCACCGCATCGTCCACTGCCTGCCATATGCCAGCGATGTCCTTGCCGTCCATCTCGGCACGCATCCACGCGACCAGCAGCGTCGGCCAAACCTCCTTCTTGCCGATACCATTGCAGGCATCCAGGAAGTCGTGCTCATCCACCAGCTGGTCATATGCAGCCTGTTCCTTCTTGGACAAGTTCTTGTCCTGCAGCAGCAATGCTGCGAACACCCTCGCCAGAGTGCCTTTATCGGTACCGTGCTGCATATACGCAGTGCCGTACAGCAGTATGCGCTTTACTGTGCTCTTGCCTGGCAGCGAGTCCTCGAACTGGTACTTCTCTTTGATGTGTGCAGCGAACCAGGCGTCCCTGAACATCGGCCAGCCGTCCTGCAGCTGCTTGATGTCTGTCGGCATGTCCTTCTTATATGGATCAGGATACCCGTACGTAATGAGCTCTGCACGGTACTGGTCCATATGCTGCTGCAACAGCTTCTCACAGTACTCAAACATGTACGGATCATACGGAAATCCGTTCTTGCTGATATGGTACAGGACGATCTGACCACGTGTATGTGTGCACTCTGTCGCCTGAGGACCGATCGCCTCGCATCCGTAATAGGTGGACGCACAGTCGATTGCCAGGTAAAGGCGCTGCTCATCTGTCACGTCCTTGTTCCTGCGGAACGTGACACGAGCTGCCTGGTCGCCTTCATCTTCATGTTTGTCCATCTCGTAATTGAGATGCCACTGACAGGCGTCCTTCAGACTGTGCGTTCTGATGTAACCTATCGTGGCGATCTCTTTCAGCGGTGCTCTAATGAGCAAATCTACGAGACGGTCATTGCTGACTGCATCTCGAAGTTCATCGCTTTCAAGCTCGAAGTAATCGAACCCTGCATTGGCGAAGTACAGCTTGCAGTCACGCTTAAGCAGCTCCTGCATGAAGTACTGTGCATCGGTCCATGCTATCTGGTAGCAGGTCATGTCGTCAGGATTGAAAACGCCGAGTACAACCAATGGAGGCGTAAGCTCGGCGTCTGTAATAAGTTCGGTTTCTGTGTCTATACCTACAGCATGTCCAATAGCAGGGAACGGATCGCCCCGCGCCCACACAGACACTTTGATCGTGTACTCTGTAGCATTGAACATGACTTTTGTTTCCAGCATTCAACCTCCTTAGTTGTAGAACGTGAAGCCTTTAAGGTCTTCTACAGGCGCCCACATGATGCCAGGCAACTTACCGGTGCTGCCGAGTACGTGCTTGACCCGCACATAGGCGTCCAGACTGTACGTATTAGTGACGACAATGCCTCGCTTGTTGACGACGAAGATTGCCGTACCTATGCCGCCGTGCCTGCTGCTGAGCTGAATGAAGCGCTTGTACAATGGACTGTCGACAAAGTAGTAGCAGCTGTGCAGCAGTTCTGCTTCGGTTACTTTCTCGATGTTGATCTCATGCAGGTCCAGCCTGTCAAGCAGCTCTCTGCCTGAGCGCTCCTGACACGCAGCTACAGCAGCCTTGAAGGACTCTCTGTTGCTGACGAACATGTTCCTGTGCGCGTATACGAAGTCGTATGTGGCGTCATCGCGTGCCATTTCACGCAACGCTTTGGTACTTGCGTGCAGCGCAGCCATGAGTTGTGCGTTCGGCATCAGAGCACCTCCAGCGGCTTATGACACTTTGGACAATACAGCTTGCCGTCAACAAAGTACGGCAAGTCGTCGTTCTGCTCGAGGCTGAACTGGTCAGGATCAAGTGTCAGAGTGCCACTGGCTGACAGATCAAACTGTGTATCACATCCGTGACACATAAGGCTTGCACTGTCCAAGCCGTACAGAACTTCAGCGTCCGGACTCTCGAATACTTTGGCGCTGCTGTAGCCAGAGCGTACATCGCAGCCATTATGTGTACTGATCACGAACAGGTCTGTCGATTCATCCCTGTTGTATGCATGTGTGAACAGAAACGTACCGTCCAGCATCGTCTCCGTGTTACATGTATTGTCGGATCCTGACTTGAGACCAAACGAGGCGAAGAAATCCTCGCCAAGACATGTTCCGTAGCGCTCGTCTTTGAGATCTGCATAAGCGTCCAGCATAACAGTGAGGTCATGTCTGTACTGACAAGTGTTCACAAGATGCCAGTACATACTCTTTGTTACTTCTATGTACAACTTGCCGTTATCTAGGAGCTCGTAATGTATATCGTATTCGGGTTCCTTGTCACAATTGGCTCTGCGTTCATAAGCGTAGCCGTATGCGCCACCTGAGTCGAACAGGTTCTTATCGCAGACCTCGGTCATCATTTCCTTGACAGCCTGAGCTGTCGTAGGCCACTCTGGTGTGTCACTCATTTGACACCTCTTTCTGTGCTGCTTTAAGACTGCGTTTCAGATCCGAGGCTACAATGCGATCGAGCGGACTGATGCGTCTGTTCCATTTCGTGATTGCCTCACCTGGACTGCGATAGGTTCTTGTGTAGCAGTCGCAGCCGTGGTGCGCACATGAGACAAAGTACTGGACTTTATCGTCATGGAATATCGGCTCCACTGTCTCGATTACAGGCTTTCGGCCGCAGAACGGACATGCTTTCAGTACATAGTGCTTTTCGTTCTTGATTCTTGCTGTCACGATACGCTGATCGTCGTAAGGTGTACAGAACACGCGCTTGTTATTCAGCTTTTGCATCGGATGCCTCCGCTTTCTTAGCCATATCTGCCAGGGCCGCTAACGGATTGGAGGCCGCAGCAGCCTTCTTAGCCTTCGCCTCTCGCTTTGCTTGCTTGGCTGCTTCCTTTGCTGCAGCTTCCGCAGCCTTGGCTTCTCGTTCTTCGAGCTGTGCCTGTTTCTGCGCCTCTTTGTACGCAGCCTCCTTGTCACCTGCTTTCTCTGCGTAAGCGGCGTACTCTGAGGGCAGCTTGATCTTCTCGATTTTCTGATATCTGTACAGATCTTCCAGTACCTTGGCGTTCTCAGGTGCAAACAAAGCCTCTTCGAACTCTGTTGCTGTAACCTTGTCAAGACCGAACGTCTTGCAGGTCACTCTGTCGCCGGAATCGTTGATCTTCACATCAATGATGTCTCTGAGTTCACCGACGATCTTCGGTTGCGCGAGGCACTTTGCCGTCGCCTCTGCGAAGAGCCACTTGTGTCCCTGTGAATCAGTTTCAAGATCTCCGAACTGGTCCCAGACAAACTTGACCTCAATGCCTCTGCTGTCTGCGAACCCATTCAGTGCAGTTTTGATACGCACAAGTTTGCCTGCGCCGTTCTGCAGCGTGCTGTGAGAGAATGACAGCAATGTACCTGCCTTGAACAGCTGCGAATCGCCGCCGCCATATGACTTCTGCGGTCCACCTGCAGGTGCCCATCCTTCTGCAGCCTTTTCTTTTTCCTGCAGGACGCCGACGAATACGACAGGCAGGTTATTGGTAAGTGCCACCCAGCTCTCTGTCAGATGTTTCATGATGTGTGCTTTCTCGTAATAGCCTTTACTGGCTACACCTTCCTTCTCGATCTTGGACACGACATCTGACATCGCAGCCCCTGAGATGGAGTCCCAGTCGATCAGCAGCGGAGTGTCGTAGACTTCATACTGCTTGAATAATTTAAGCACGGACTTTGTAAGGTGCTTCTCTGCACCATCCAAGGTCAATCCTCTGATGAGCTTGAAAGGGCCGCCATCCTCTCGCCATTCGGGCTTGTCTGCAAACATGCTGTTGAGCAACGTCGGTGACGCTTTGCCTTCAAGTTCGTACACATATGCAATGCCATCATTCTCGCAGCTGAGATGCGCAAGGAAGAAAGCAAATGGCGACTTGCACGACTTCGGCTTACCTGCAAGCAGATAGAAACCGCCGTACCTGAGCCCAGTGCTGCCGAAAAGATACTGCAGACAGTAATGCTTAAGTGGAATACCATACTGGGCTTCTTTGAATTCTGTGATGGACATACTGACGCCGCCATCTGCCTTGCTGAGTGCATCCAGCAGGTTTCCTAGTCCTTTTTTCATACATTCTCCTCTCTGTTATTTTCTATTGTACGTTGCAACTGTCGACTGACCTTTGCCAAATTAAAGTCAGCGACATAAATACGTACATACACGTCATTGAGTTTCAACGTATAAAATTTACCACGCCCTTGTGCTGGCTGCCAATAACCACAGTGCATCTCCGGTTCAGCGTCGAAAAATGTCACCAACCCATCAATATCGACTGCTAGCCAAGTCGCCCACGTCGGGCATATGTCCAGCTCGAAAAACGCCAAGAGCTCATCGTTGCTGTACATTATCAAATCTTTGAGTGTTTTCATGTTTTGCACAAACCTTTCATGCCTGGCCCTGATAGCAGACGAACATCAGTGACTGTGGCTAAGAAAGCTTCAGGTATACTGGACTGAAGAGCACTGCGAATATGTGAACCTTTGGTTTCTACAGACACATCCTTACCCAGCCACTCAGCAATGATATGCCCCAAGTCTCTCTCGAGTATCTCTGCTGCCAATCTATGTTCGACTGTCAGTTCCAAATAATAGCTATCGTTGTCGTAGGTGTCCTCTGTACGGCACTCGAAAGAAACTACATACTTAGAGTCTTTCATGAGGACATGGATGTTTCTGCACTTACCAAGAAACATTTCATTGCCTGTAGGAGGCCTCTTGACTTTCGTACTCATCCAGTCCTCGACAGTAATTTTGATATTATTGCCGTCTATCTTGACAGGTTGCAATGTATGACTCGGTGAGGCACATAGCCACTCATCACCATAAGTAAGTTTAATAGGTTCGGCGGAAAAATAACAGACTGTTCCATCCCTATCTACAGCGACCCACTCTGCCCAGTCAGGGCACTGATCGAGCTTAAAGAAATCAAGGAGCTTCTTGTTATCGAACCTAACCAAATCTTCTGCAGTCATTCCAGGTCCTCCTCAAACAAAGATACAACTGGTTGCATATACTTGAGCACCTGCTGTGTTACATACGTTTCTGATAGCCGGTAATCAAGAGATTTCCAGACAACAATACCATGCAGGATTTGCCACAGCAAACGCTTGATATCTGGTGAGGCGCAATAGGCCACCTGTACATTCTGCACAGAGAGCTCTTTCATGTTCACTGCATGTGCGTATACATCTTGCGTATGTTCATGGTCATTTATCATTGTCGTAAGCAATGCTTCAGCTTCAGTCGACAGTGATGACGGAATACCGATGGACACTGGCTGCTGCCAGGATTTAAGTACAGCTTCAGCAACATAAGGTCTCAAGCTGTCTGCATCTCTGGTTCTAAGCAACTGAACCAGCCACTCCAGTTTCAGAGATTCAAGATAACCGCACGCACACAGCAACCAGTAAACGAAACTGCGTACATCTGAATGATGCGACAGCTCATCGACCAAATCACCGCTAATCTGAGCCCCATATTTTGTAACAAATTCTTTTGTAGTCATTTTCACTCCTCCCGTACAAGCTTGACTTTGCATCCATATTTCTTCTCGATGTCCGACATGGTAACCTCGAGCACCTTCTTGGGCCGCTCGATAAGGCTATGCATCCAGCCGGTAGCATCGAAAAGCGAATAACCGGTACCTATCCGAATACAATATGATCTATCATCTGTACACGTATAACTATGCCCACTGAGACTAGGTGGACGCATATAAAAATAGGCAGTCCCATCCGCATCGACTGCAGCATACTGAGCCCAGTCAGGGCACTCTTCAAGGTCAAAGACCTTCTCAGTCAGTATGTAGCGTGTTACTGTTACTTCTCTCGTTTCAAGTTCTGTCAGTTGCACTTTCATGCTCCTTTCTTTACACAAGTTCCTCTTCCTTGATGCCTGATATCTCCTCGAATATCCTGGCATCGAAATTTGGCAGCGCCTTCAGCCTCTTAAGCTGCTTGGGCCAATCCGGAAGGCGCTTTGCATTCTCGAAGGACTTCCTGAAGGCTTCCTTGTAGTCGTATTGTTTTTGGTACCCTCCTGTTGTAACGTACTCGGGATGCCACCTCTTTTCTTCAGCTGTCATACATCTGGCCGATACCCATTCTGTCGTATCGAAGATACAGAAACCTGGGACTAAAATATCAAATGGCCTAATTCCGACAACAGGCTTGTTAAACATACGTACAGTGGCATCTGCTGTATTGAAGCATCCGATATTAAACGACCCTTTGTTCCAGTTACCGACATTATAGTAGCCCGTATTGTAGTTTCCTACATTGCGGCATCCTATGTTATTGTTTCCGGAATTCCTATGACCGTAATTATAGTGGCCACAGTTATTATTGCCTATATTGCCTGTGCCTACATTCCCTAAGCCAGCGTTACAATTACCTGAATTGTACTTACCTCCGTTGTTATTACCTGTATTCCAGTTACCGGAATTTGAGTTTCCACTGTTGTAATTTCCAGAGTTGCCCAATCCTTGATTGCCGATGCCGATATTGTTGCATAGACGGCATACTTTATTCCAGGACACCTCCTTTACAATGTGTATTCTGGATGCACATAACTTGGTGTCTTCAGTATTTCTCTGGATATCGCCCCAAACCAGAATCTCGCAAATTCGAGTTTTTGCTCGGTTTGGCTCATAATAACTGAAGCAGTCAACCAGCCTTTCGCAAGCATGGAAGCCTGACTCGCACAGTTTCAAGACAGCATCATGCCTGTAAGTCTTGCCGACTTCATATTGGAAGCCTTTGCAAGTCAGGTCACTGTTAAAGGCTTTATAGGCCTTGATTGCTTTCTTCTTCAGTACTCTTTCTGTTTTCATTTCATTTGTCCTCAACTCTGCATGCCAAAATGCACTGAGCCCTTGTTTTGGTACAGGACGCGCATGGCATTGCAGGTGTTTTACATTTTCTTGGGTTTATGCGCATCTCTGCCAGCTTTCTGTTGTGGTCTTTCATAGCTTGCGTTGCGCTGAAATCTGACATATATGCTCCAGCTGTGTCCTCGCTTACTGTACACTTGAAGACACAACCGGCGATCTCTTCGGCTGCTGCATTATACTTTCGAAAAGACACGCCAAACTGCTTACCCAGCAGGTACTCAAGCATGTTGCAGCTCAGAGACACCTTGAACATCAGTCCAGCAGGTTCGCCAAGAAGACACAGCAGATGCACTATTAATCTTCGTTTTCCTTTGGCGCTTGTATCGTGTTCTGTACCTAAGCAATTCATTACAGCAGCTGTGCTGTTGCCATCCCAATAGAAGGGTGCGATACCCTCGTGGATGTAGTGCATGTTTGCTGCTGCTCTGCACACACAGGACACTATGTGCTTATGTGTTACACGTACGCCGTTCAGACCCTTGAAACACTGCCACAACGCCCATCTCTGCGGTTCTGTAGCTTTCGGCAGCACAACCTCGGCTGCACAAGAAAAAAGTTCTGCGAGACGTTGATCCCACAGAACTTCATTTTCGAACTGCTTTGATATTGGTGCTGTGGCTTTGAGGAGCTTAATAAGCTTCCCGTAGCCTATTGGTTTCATATTATATCGTGCCTGACATCGCAATCGAGACCTGTGATAAAAGCGTACACCGCATCCTCTGCTGTATCCATATCACATGTCGACCAACCGCATTCATAGCAGGTACATCTGACGTTACCGTACTCCCCTTCTGCATCTCTTTCCGGTCCAAGGTCGATCACCTTGACACTGTCGACAGAGCCGCAATGAGGACACATAAGGGCCGACACATCCACTTCCACCTTAACTGTCTGCATGACTGAGCCCCATATTTTGCAAGCTTGTGACTTCTTCCTTGAGCTGCGGCAAGACACTCTCGACCTGCTGGAGAAGCTCCAATGCTGCTGTTGCATCTTCGTGCAGTGTATCGAGATGCGCCTCGGCATCAGGGACATTATCCGCAAGATAGCAGTCACCAAAAGCCTTCAGCATCGGCGAAAGCTTGTTATCTTTGACAATGCCTCTGCATGCTGTCATCAGCTTCTGCAGCTGCTTTTTAGCCTCCATGAATTCAGGCGCTTCGGATTCGAAGTTGACCGCTGTCTCGATCTTGGCCGGACTGGAAACATCAAGTTCGGCAGGACCGTGCTTCAGCATGGACAATGCCGACTTGAGTGCCTCTTTCGCCTGCTCTTTGGCGACACTGTTGTTCCAGTCGGTGATAGACTGGACAAAGTACTGAATGAGGTTCTGTCTTGTATCAGGATCATTTACTGCGGCAACCTGGCGGATGCAGTCCCAGCCAGCTCCGTACATACCAAGGATGTACGCGTCTCTGATACTGAGATTGTCGCCGACTGCTCTGTACTGATAAAGATACGGCAGCGAAATATTGGCTGCGGCTGCGATCTTATTGGCGACGCCTTCACCGTACTTGGAAGCCTTGAGGCACTTACTGATCATGAAACCGAAGTGCCAGCGCTTGGCTGCAATGGCCCCTGCATTGGTGATTGCTGCCATCTTGAAGTCGTTGTCGGCCTGTTCAAGCTCTTTACTGACTTCAGCTGCATAAGTCTCGATCTGCTCGACTGTTTTGAACACAGTCTCGACCTGTGTGTCTGGGTCGTACTCGAAGCCGTCAAATACGCCGCGCATTTCCTGTACTACACGATCGTCCGTGAGCTCACCGTACTTAGGCAGCTCCAATGTGGCTCTCTTGAGTTCGTTGTTGCGTCCGATTTTGATTAAGTTAGACATTTGTTTCCTTTCTTTGCAGTCTGGGTCTGAGAAGCATCAATATGTGCGAGTTTGGTGACAACCAAGGCATCGAGTCATGCTGAAACTTCTCATCATCAGTGCTGCCTTCATCGTTAAAGTATCTGTTGGCAAGTATGCCTATTGCGCCTGATCTTGAGACGCCTGCATCGCAATGCACTATCAGTGAGCTGCCTGTATCAGGTATGCTCTTTATGAAGGATGCGGTCTTGTCTGCCATGTCCTCATCGAACAATGTAACATGATTCCAGCCATCCTCTGTAAATGTACGCATATCGGCAAGAGTCAAATCATCGCACATCAGTTTAAGTACATGTGGATGGTCCGGCAAAGGTGACGTGTCTCTGGTGCTGTAAACGGAAATAAAGTGGTTTCCGTCAAGAAAGGCATCAGTATCCCCAGTTTCTATATGCTTGTTATACAGCTGTACCATAAGGTACCTTGGAATTACACGTACTAGCATCGATTGATCACCTCGACTCTTGTAGGCCACTTGATGCCATATGATGGTACTCTTGGTGTAAGACCAAGAGCGATCTTGACGTCATCTGGCACATATTTCAGTTGTTTATCAGGCTGGTACACCTTAACTGTGGCATAGAAAGATACTGTCGTGTTCCTTTTGGCTCGAACAGCAATAAATTGTTTCCCGACATTGACTGTAAAATGATCGACACTTACTTGAATATTACCATGCTTTACTTTGCACTGAACTAAGTTAGCTCGCAACCCCCACCTTTTACCCGACATCCACGCTGCAATATGCTGCACTTTTCCAGTTACCAACACACGTTTGTTTGCAAAAGGAGCTAGCTGCTCTCTTTCTGTATGTGGATAGAAAGAATTTACGGACATATCACCTATCCTTTACAAGCTTGACTTTGCATCCATATTTCTGCTCCAGGTCTGCCATGGTGACTTCTATGGTTACAGTTGACTTGGCTGCAAGATCTTCATCACTGACACCGAGCTCCTCAGTTGTGATACCTGATATCTCCTCGAATATCTTGGCATCGAAGTTGGGCAGTGACTTCAGCTTCTCAAGCTGTTCAGGCCAGTCCGGGAGTTGCTTTGCTTCCTCAAAAGAGATCCTGAAGGCTTCTTTATATGTGTACTTCTTTAGGTAACCGCCTGTTGTAGCGTATTCTGGGTGCTGATTTTTCTCCTGCTGTGACATTTTGGAGTCAGGTATCCATTCTGTCAAAGTGAAGCGCATGAATGCCGGAAACTTAGTGATCGACAATACTGATTTTTCAACTGGCTTGTTAAAGATAAAGCAATATTCCTGTGTCGAAGTATTCAAGTATCCACTGTTATTGTTGCCACTGTTCCAATTACCGCTGTTCCAGTTGCCGCTGTTACCGTAGCCGGTATTATAGTTGCCGCTATTACACAGCAACAACACCTCGCTCCACGCAAGTTCTCTGACTACCTTGATGTTTGAGGCGCAGAGCTTGTTGCCTATATCTTCGTACTCGACTTTACCCCAGACGAGCACCTCAGCTACTCTGGTTTTAGTTTTGTTGAATGGGTAAAAGTAGAAGCAGTCGGTCAGCTTGGGGCAGGCATGGAAACCCGACTCACACAGCTCAAGCTTGCCTTTATGGTGGTATTCCTTGCCGACTTCATACTGGAAGTCTTTGCATGTGAGGTCGCTGTTGAAAGCCTTATAGGCCTTGGTTGCGTTCTTCTTCGTTACTCTTTTTGTTTTCATTTCGTTTGTCCTTATGCCGGGCACATAAGTACCCGGCTGATTGTTTTAGTTATTCGATTCCCACTGTCATGATCTCATCCGGCGTTGCACCGGATTGTCTTCGCGGATCACTTGGTACCTGTGACATTCGTCACAAGCACCATCACCGCGCATCTTACCGTGTGACCCACGGCTGCAACATCAAGTTGCGAGCTGCGTTCTCATCTCTGTCGAGATGTGTTCCGCATACATCGCAATGGTATGTTCTGATTTGAGGAGGCATGGCCTCCTTAATGTGTCCACAAGTCGAGCACCGTTTTGTGCTCGGGTAGTACTTGGGTGCCTTGATATGGTGCACCGCTTTGTACGAGATCTGCCAAAGAATTGTCGACATAAGGGAGCTGTTGTAAGCTCTGCGCACTGAACGTGCGGGGGCCTTGGCTTTGAGCTCGTTTATGTTCAGATCTTCAGTGACTACAGTGGCGTGGTTTTTGCACACCGTAGTCGTAAACTTGTGGACTGCATCCTGACGGATGTTGGTAATGCGTTGCTGTATACGTTGGAGCTTTGTACGCTTGCGCTCTCGCGCATTGGAATTTCTCTTGCTCCTGCTGAGGGCTCTCTGGGCTCTACGCCTTTTGGCTTCGAGCTTCTGGAGCTTCTCTATGGGGAGCTGCAAAATGGTACCGTCACTGGCTACCGCTGGGTGCTGGAGTCCTACGTCGATACCGACGACGGACTCCGGTGCTTCTCTGGGGACGTCTGGACAGTCGAAGGCGACTGTCACGTACCAATGGGAACCAATGAGACGCACTGTGTAGCCTGTGATTTTGCCTTGGAAGCGCGGAAGCTCTCTGAGCTTTACGTAGCCAATGTTTGGAAGACGTAGGCGGTTGCCTTCGATACTGCAGGTATCGTTTCCAAGCTGGAAGGAGATTCCCTGGGATCTCTTGTGCTTCTTCGGGTACTTTGCTTTGCGCCTTATGAAGTTCTTGAAGGCAGTACCGAGATTGCTCAGTGAGCAAGTGACAGCACTCCTTGCTGTCTTGTTTGCCCATTCAGGTTTCTCTTGTGTCCACTGTCTGGATATGTTAACCCAGTTGGGTTCCTCCAAGCTGCTGTCAGCCTTCCAGGCTTCGTACTGCTTGCCCCACTTCTCGAGTCCCCAATTGTACGCATAACGAGCGCAGCCAGCAGTCTGCATTAACAGACTGTGCTGCTCTCTTGTACAATCTATGCGTATCTTGTGGGCTCTGTACATGGCGCTCCTTATTGTATACAGATAATATACATCCTTATACAGAAAATCAAAACGTCAAAATAATGTTGCAAATTTGAGACCATGGTTCTGTTCACTGTACCTTGCCAGGGTAACAGCAGGTTTCTCCGTGTCAATAGGAGACCACTCACTGCATTTCTGCAGTGCACTGACTATATCATTTGGTTGTTCCCAACCAAGAGTGCTTCCCCTTGCTTTTGTGACCTGTCGGTCACATGGCTGCTCGGGTACTCCTTTGCGGGATAGTCGATGAACCTTCCATGCGCTGGCGTTCTGTCGAACGCATGGCTCGGCTGCTGATTGCCTTCGGCGTTACCCGTTAAGGTGTCCCAGCAATTCACTTTCTTGTTCAATGGCGCTCACGCGCCAAGGAGTCCTTTGTGTGCTGGTCAGCATGTGAAACACATGCGGCACACGTTGAACTCTCCTCACCTGTAGCTTCGTATACGTCATCATCAGGCGGCAGTTCGAGATCGTTCAGCATAGCACTTGCCAATGCTCCAGCTCCACTGGGTGCAGTGTTGGCGGCCGCTCTGATCTTTGCCAGCTCTGCTTTGATGCTGTCCATGCTTACAGCAGGACTTGCTGAAGCACCGGCTGACGGTGTCGTGTTCGGCGGTGCAAAAGACGGCTGGGCAGCCCTGACTAAGCCAGGAACAGCGCTTGATACTGAAGCTGGCGCTGCCTGTCTTTGAGTACTGCCAAATGCCTGTTTCTGCATGTTCTGTCCGAAAGCACTGTATGAAGGGGCTCTCTGCGCATTCTCTGCATACTGCCCCATACCTACAGCGGCAATACGCTCAGGAATCTGCAGCCCTTCCCATTGCGGGGACAGAGAGAACACATAATTAACAGTATCAGCGCCAAACTCAGATGCTATCAGTTCGAGCTGCTCCTTTACTGTGTAGTATTTCAGCACCTTGTCCCATGGAACCCACAGCTGCTTGCACAAGTCCTCTGTCAGGTCGTACTGCTGAGGTTCCCAACTGTTTGCCGGTGCAGACGAACTCTGGATACTGGGCTGAAGATACTTATGACCTTGCGTATCCAGTACACTGTTCAGATACAGCACATTCCCTGACGCCTCAGCAAGTGCACCATATGTATTGTTGTTTGTCCCGATCGGTCTGCGTCTGTCCATAGGTGCAACAAGCGCTTTGACAAGCTCACCAATGGATGTCTTGTTGTTGATGCCTATTACACCATACAAAGGTGCCGGATCCGTTCCCTCACCTTCTTTGAGACAGTCCCTTCCGCTCAGATGTACACAGATAGCCTGGAACATGAGTGTAGGTCTCGGGAACGGCAATGTACCCTGCAGCCCTGTCCACGTGCGCCACTTGTCATTGTACCTGACTTTCGTGCCCTTACCCTGCAAGACATATCGCATGGTACGGTGTATCTTGTTGCAGAAGTAATTTAGCGGAGATTCAGGATACATAGCGGCTTCATCGCTGCCGGGCTTCAAGTTGCTGCAGATATCGCACTTGCTGTCACCGAAACCACTGAGGGTATATGTCATATAGAACGTATCAGACAGGTAATTTGTCTGGTCACCGTCTGTAGTCCAGGTGTCTGCGTTGATAACCTGCGGGAATGTATGTGTACCGTCATTGCCTGGCACAATACGTACGATGCTGTCCTTGCTGGGCCACAGAATGCGCCCGAACAGCTTTTTCTGATATGGAAAAACCTGCTGGAAATCAGTTCCTGCAGCTTCGTTGTCTACAATGCTGATTCTTACGTAAGATGTTGTTTGTGTTGATCTTGTAATGTCTTTCTGCATGGTGCTCCTTATTTTGTTCACATTAAGTACGACTTACGGATAGTGTACCGTTCCTCTGTGTCCAGCTCTCTGTTCCTCAGTACGACAATGAATGAGGCGTGCAGGTGCATCTGTTTGATAAAGTCTGTCACCTTCTTCTTGTCGAACGACTTCACTGTTACCATGTGGAGTCCGTCTGAATTGCTGAACAATTGTTTCTCTATATGCGGCCCTTTACCGGCATCAGCAAAAACCCTGAAGACGTGATTGACACATGCTTCAGGGCTCTTAAAGGCGTGTATTGTTGATCCGGCATCAGCCAGAAAAAGCAGTTGCATAACGCAATGCTTCCTTTCTTTTTGCTTTTAGTGTTTTTCGTGATTCTTTTATTCCTTGCTGCCACAGTTCATCCAGTACATTTGTTCTGTATGATACAGCATCAGAGCATTGAACTGAGCTTATGTCCTCCTGCTTGTGGCACAAACATGATGTACACTGACAGGTATTCTTATCATTAAGACATATATACTTGCCAGGACCATAATCCATGTCCACAGCATTTGTCACCTCTATGCAGCACAAGTCAGACTTCTCTATAAGGTTCCTGAGTCGCTTGCCATTCAACGTTCCCTGATACAGTATGCGATCCTTACTCCAGACAATGCAGTCTGTAGGTACAATCTTGCTTCTGTTGCGCCTTGTGGATACGCATAACGTGATCGGTATACGTTTATTCGAGCTTCTCAGGTTAAGGATAACGCCATGTGTTGTGCTGTAGTTTGCCTTGGCTGTCTGCAATATTGTGCTGAATCTGTCCATATCTGTCTCCTTTTTAGGGATAGTAATATAGCACAGATTCAACAAAATGCAAGTCAGATTATAGGCTGGTAGCTGTCTGCCGTATCACTGTTGTCGTTGAGCTCCTCCTGCAGCTCGTTGATGTTGATGAACTGACCGTTGCGACCCGGTGCGTATCCTTCCAGCAGATTGAACTTGGCATGTGCGCCGTCAAGCTCGATCACGCATTCTGACTGATAACTGTTACGGCACTTGTCACAGATGAACCAACAGCGCTGGTTTTCGTCGCGCTTGCCGATTGCCATCGCATACTGCGTGTAGTTCGACATCGTTTTCATCATCTGAAGCTCCACAGTTGTAGGCTTTCTGGACGGAGGCGACTTCTTGATCGCCGGATCCAGCTGATGAAAGAAGATCACACGCGTATGATACTGCTTAGCAAGCTGTACCAGACCATCTATGATCTCATTGGCGAGCGCAATGTAGTTGGTGATCTGCCCAATGTCTATGCTGCGTACAGCAGCCAGTCTCTTTACTGCCGCGCCTACCCAGTCGAACATGATGTAACTTGGCACTTTACCTTGGTCCGCCCATATGTCAAGTCGCTTGCACAGACTGTACACGGAGCCGTCATCTTCAGGATCGTTCTTGTCAAGCATGTTGTTGTTCGAGAAGTCTGCTGCTATCAGCTTGTCCGACATCTGGTTGCTGAGAGCCAGAAACTTTGTTCGGATGTCCTCGGGCAGATCCTTAAACTCTCGTCCGCGTATGATGTCCAGGCTGTATCCTGTGATGAAGGATACCATACGCTGCATCAGGTCCTGATCGAACGGCTGCTCAAAGGTGAACCATGCTACTGGATTGCCTACAAGCAACTGACTGCCGACCAGCTGGATTGCTGTTGCTGTTTTTCCACCGCCCATCAATCCAGCAATCAAGGCTACCTCACCTTCAGACATACCACCGTTAGTCACCCTGTCGAAGTAGCGCACACCCGTTGGCATCTTAGGCAGCACGTGCAGGTAAGTCTCGACTTCAAGCAACGGATTCACGAACAGCTTCTGCTTTTCATCTGCTGTCTCAAGAGATTCCTTTAGCTCGACGCCTTTATTGACCAGCTGTCTGATGCCATCGAAGGCCTCGGAGTTGTACACGGCTCTGCTGATCTGTGCTCTGATTGCCTCGTTGACAGCATCCATCAGCAGCTTGTCACCTGCCTCGGCGTCCAACGGCTCAGCGCCGATATACTGCACGCATATTGCCTGGAATCGCGCCTTGCATTCGTCGCTGATGTCGTCACGCTGCTTCAACTCTTCAAGACAATCGGCTACATATGCCTGCCTGTCCCACTGCAGCCAGTGTCCTTCTTTCTTGGACTGTATGGCGAAACGTATGAAGTGTCGCCACAACAGATCAAGATGAGGCACACGTCTCGGAGGGAACAGTTCCTGCCCTGCCTTAGCCGCCTTCAATGACTTCAGCATCAGTCTCTCGGAGCTGAGTACATGCAGCATAGTCAAGTCATGCTTGTCAAGTGGTATCATGTGTCAGTGCCTCCCCAAGCTTCTTATACGGCTCAGGCAGAGCACGTACTGCATCCGGGAACATAGCTGCGTATTCCTTGGCTGCTGCACGGTACTTGTCGCAGGGCAATCCTACCCCTGCGAACAAGAAGTACAGCGCATAAGGTTCACACATGTCGCTGAGTATCTCAATAGTCCTGTCGGATTCAAGAGATCCTTCTGAGAGTCGCAAGAAAATTGTGCCAGCATTTACGATCAGCTGCGGAAGGCTCTGTTTTTCCTTTTCCGCTGCTTTTGCGTAGTCCGCCACTTTCTTTGTCAGTAGTACTCGAAACTTCTGTCCCTGCGTTTTCCACAGCCATGTCATGTACGGAAGAATGTCCACCTTGTGTGTCGTCAGTTCTGCAGCGAGCTTCTCGACCGGCAGTCCCCTGTCCGTACCCAGGAGACGTTTCAGTCGGAGCCGCAATTCTTGCTCTGTCATTTCGTGCTCCTGTGAGATAGTACGCCAATTTGCCGCCTATTGCGTTGCCTGCAATAACAAGCAACAAGAATGCCCAATATGTATCGACTTTCGTAGCTATGTAAGACATGTCTGCAATACAGTGTTCAAAGCCGCACAGTATAAACGTGGTGATCGCCATGATAACAATCAACGGGTTGCGCTTACCGTAGTCAACTGCGATGAACATGAGCACTCCGCAACCTATACCGTTGCACAATACCTTGTACCAGGGCGCGTTGCATCTCTGATACAGATTTACAGCAGACAGCTGGACATCGAACAACAGACTGCCGGAGAATGCGCCAATCATGTTGAACACAAGTACGACCACGAGTATCGTCACAGGCGTCCTGTAACCGACCTTCCCTGTAAACAAAGGCAACTTGTAGTGAATGATACACAACAGGGCCAAAGAAAAAAGGATCGATCCTAAGAACGATCCTTCCATAATGGCCACTTTGCAGCCAATGCTTATCAGGAAACCGGCAGCTGCCGCCTTAATCAAGCGCCACTCCACGCTCCTTCAAGAAGGATCTGAAGGAGTCCATGAAGTTATCACTGTAGCTTTTGTCGTCATATGCGTCAGCATCGTCACCTGTACAAGCAGCTTCGTCGTTATCCTCGATGGTAATATCGATGGTCATGGTTTTGCCTGGGATATAGACTGCATTGGCGAGTTCTGCTACAAGCGATTTGATGAATTGTTCAAGCTCGTCATCACTCATATTTGAGCAGTCGACAGGGAGCTGCGGACCTTCGTCATTGACACTGTCAGCGGGCTTGTTGCACTTACAAGTGTCGTGATTGCGCTTGCAGCCTCTGCCATATGCCTTATCAGCTTTCATGAATCTTCCTTTACTGTCTCTCTTCTGCATACTGTTCCTTTCTTACTTTACTGTAATTGTTGCTGTTTCTCTGGTAGCCTTGGAGTCATCCACCGTGATATCTTCTGTACAAGATGCCTTAACACTGACTGATGCTCCTGCGTCGAACTGATCCGCACTGACCGTTTTGACATCGCTGATGTCTTCCACAGGTGTATTGACTGTAGCGCTGTAGGTTGTATCTTCCATATCGTCTCCTTTCTATGTGAGGTAATATAGCACATAATTGACATTTGTCAAGTATCTCTATTCTCTGTCCTTGTCCAAACTGCAACAGGTAACCACAAGACATTTTTAAAGTCATAATCACAAGCTGCAAGACCGTCTTCACCTAGATCATACCAAAATATCGAATTATTGGACGCTACATACATATACAGTTGGTTCAGCTGCTGGCGAAACCGTGCAGGGCTGAAACCATGCTTGAAAAGATCACTGTATGCTAAATCAGCTTCGATTGTATACGCGAGCTTGAGTCTACCTTCTACATGTATACCTATGCTTACACGATCACAAGTTACAGAAAGGTTGAAGTCAGTGACATGTCCGTTGGAAAGGAGCACATAGCATTTATGTGCATTCTTCTTCAGGAAGCTGTAACTTAATTTATCGTTGTCGTTCAAGAAGATCATGGCTCGCTTTCCTTTATGGGAGGCAGCAGCTGCCAATCACCAGAAGGTAACCAGATATTACTGTTGTTACCAGTAGTGATAACCACTCCATCAGTGTCTATACTGCTTACAGTAATATATGAATTCGGATATTCAAGCAACCTGCATACAAGATTTGACACAGTGTCTTTGATATCTTTCTGTGAGAGTTTACGCTTGAACAATTCACTGTAATACAGCCTAACCAAAAGGCGCTGGGTTTTCTGCTTAACATCTATGGAGATGTCTAATAAGATATAGTCACGTGATTCGCAGCTGATCTTTACAGTCTCCAGCTGACCGTCCAGTATGATTGCATCACATTCATATGCGTTACGTTCCAGACGCCACAAGACATCATCTGCAGTCAACATATCAAAGCTCCTTTACAATTTTCACTTTACATCCAAACTTCTTCTCCAGGTCTGCCATAGTAACCTCAAGTACCTTCTGTGGGCGCCTGATAAGGCTATTCCACCAGTCGGTGGCATCGAAAAGTGTGTCAGTATGTATGTGCGACACTAAACGAGGTGCCGTATTTCTCCAACTGGCAGAATATTGGTTCGGTTTATACTCGTACCAGTAAGCATGTCCATCCTCATCCACAGCTGCCCACTGAGCCCAATGGGGGCAGGTGTCAAGGTCGAACACCTTCTCGGTCAATATGTAACGTGTTTCTGTACGTGTTTCTGTACGTGTTACCTTTACATTTCTTCTGTCAAGTTCTGTTACTTTCATTTGTTCTCCTTTCTTGTGCGCCTTATTGTTGGCTATGCAAGCCTACTGTATGCTGCTCGTTCGACTGCATCTGTCATGATCTCATCCGGCGTTGCACCGGATTGTCTTCGCGGATCACTTGGTACCTGTGACATTCGTCACGAGCACCATCACCGCGCATCTTACCGTGTGACCCACGGTTGCAACATCAAGTTGCGAGCTGCGTTCTCATCTCTGTCGAGATGGGCTCCGCAGTGGTCGCAATGGTATGTTCTGATTTGCGGAGGCATGGCCTCCTTGATGTGTCCACAAGTTGAGCACCTTTTTGTGCTCGGGAAGTACTTGGGTGCTTTTATGTGGTGCACCGCTTTGTACGAGATCTGTCAAAGAATGGTTCCCATGAGGGAGCTGTTGTAGGCTCTGCGCACGTTCCGTGCTGGGGCCTTGTCCTTGAGCTCCTGAATGCTCAGATCTTCGGTGACTACAGTGGCGTGGTTTTTGCACACTGTGGTCGTAAACTTGTGAACTGCATCCTGTCGGATGTTGGTAATGCGTTGCTGTATACGCTGGAGCTTGGTACGCTTGCGCTTTCGCGCATTGGAGTTGCGTTTGCTCCTTGAGAGCGCTTTCTGAGCTCTGCGCCGTTTGGCTTCGAGCTTCTGGAGCTTCTCTATGGGGAGCTGCAAGACGGTCCCATCGGAGGCTACAGCAGGATTCAGAAGTCCTACGTCGATGCCGACGACGGACTCTGGTGCTTCTCTGGGGACGTCTGGACAGTCGAAGGCGACTGTCACGTACCAATGGGAACCAATGAGACGCACTGTGTAGCCTGTTATTTTGCCCTGGAAGCGAGGCTGCTCTCTAAGCTTTACGTAGTCAATGTTGGGCAGCCTGATGCGGTTGCCTTCGATACTGCAGGTATCGTTTCCAAGCTGAAATGAGATTCCTTGAGACCTCTTGTGCTTCTTCGGGTACTTTGTTTTGCGCCTGATGAAGTTATTAAAGGCTGTTCCGAGATTGCTCAGTGAGCAAGTGACAGCACTGCGTGCTGTTTTGTTTGCCCATTCAGGTTTCTCTTGTGTCCACTGTCTGGATATATTAACCCAATTAGGTTCCTCCAAGCTGCTATCAGCCTTCCGGGCTTCGTACATCTTGCCCCACTTTTCGAGTCCCCAGTTGTACGCATATCGAGCGCAGCCAGCAGTCTGCATTAACAGACTGTGCTGCTCTTTCGTGCAATCTATGCGTATCTTGTGGGCTCGAAACATGTAGCTTCCTTTCGTATACAGACAATATACATCACCTTTATGAAAATCAAAACGTCAAATTAATGAACTCTATATAGTCGTCAGTTACCTTTTTGATTCTCATGAAAACCCCTTGATTTTGCGCCAGCATCTCCAGGTGTTCCCAACGAGCTCAGCCAGCGCAGCATGTATTCACTGTAGCTGTCATCACCTATGTCGGCCCTCTGCATCCAGCGGGCAAAGAACCCTATGACATCTGCCAGCTCCCTGTTGTTCATGCGCCTGAGTAGGTCGCCATTGGTAACTGAACCGCAGTCAGTCTTATAGGGTTTGCTGCTCTTCTTTACGAAAATAACATCCCTGCCGTCAGTCCTTTCGACGCTGCTACAAGAAAGATCGCCGTGAACGGAAGCTGACCGTACAATCTCGTATCTGTGACACCTACGCCCCTCTTTACTGAAAAAGACGCAGCCATCGCATATGTTGCTGTCGACAGCCTCGTATTCATTGCCGAACATCGTGAACTCAGTCAAACTTGCTTCGGACATATCCCACCTTTTCCGTCTCTTTCCTGTGTCTGTGCACCAGCTCATCATGCACCGCCTTGCTGGAACTAAACGAAGGAAATACGACGGAGTACAAATACTCGACATTCTCGTTATAAGCCACCGCATACCTCCAGCAGATTATCCTTGGCTTCGAAAGCGTATCTTGCTCTTTTACTGTCAGCAACAGGCAGCTCATTATCGGCGCAATATATGTCTCCACCGATTTTATGAGCAATCCCTCTCAGGGACTTCAAGTTATTGTACGAACAGCAATAGTGAGCGGACACTACGCTAGGTCCTCCGACCAAAGACTCCAATTTGTTACTATGACAGACGAATTCTCCAGCCACCACATCAGGAGAGCCTTCAAGACTTGTCAATTCATTGAAGCTGCAATCAAAATCACCGTTAGCACACGATGGAGCTCCTTTAAGCGTCTGTAACTTATTGACGGAGCAGTCATAGTCGCCGCCTACCTCTGTGGGACCTCCTTCCAAGGTAACCAGATGATTACTACAGCAATCAAAATTACCTGTTACTTTACTTGGACAGGAGGCAAGATCATTCAGTACATTGCCTGCGCACTCAAAGTCTCCGTTTATGACTGACGGACAACCAAAAAGCGTACGCAGATCATTGTTCACGCAATTATAGGATCCTCCTACAGATACGGGCCCGCCTAACAACGACTTAAGCCCATTGAAGTCTACAATGAAGTCCCCTCCTACACTTTTAGCGCAATGCTCCAAGGATATGAGCGAATTATAGTCCAGGATCAGTGAGCCCTTCACTACTTTTGGGCAGCCCTCCAGTGAATTAAGAGTGGTTTCACTGCAGATGAAATCGCCAGGAATAACTTCTGGTGCGCCTAACAAATTTTTAAGCTCGTTATAGCTGCATCTGTAGTCACCGAAAATCTCAGTAGGACCGCCCTCTAACGAAGTGAGCTTGTTGTTATCGCAGTCAAAGCTTCCTCCTACCCTGCGAGGACTTCCTTCCAGAGATGTCAGCCCGCACATGTAACAGTAGAAGTCACCGCCGACTTCTTTAGGAGCTCCTTTCAGATCTGTCAGCTTCGTTTCAGCACAACTAAAATTTCCGCCTACTTTCTCAGGCGCTCCGCTCAGTGTTGTGATACGGCAACGGTGACAAACGAATTCGCCTGTCACTATTCGTGGTGCTCCTCTTAAAGACGTAAGATTTTCAGGACAACATATGGAGCCCTCATACTTTCCGCCTTCAATATCCTCATTTTTTCTCGTCCACCAGTAACCGAATTCACCTTTCTTGTACTTCATTTAGTACTCCTTATTTCGTTCAGCATATCTATATAAGATACGCATGCATATCCTTCTTTGTTGTAATGCCTGGTTCTGGCTACTGCTCTGTTACCTGCAGACTCACAGAACTCGTCCGAAAAGTCCACAAGAAAAGCAACTTCTTTTCCGTCGTCAAGCCTCGCAAGTCGTCCAGGTATCTGTACGGACGGTATACCAGACACAGCACCATCCGCTCTTATAAGTACGGACAAGTGGTGCAGGTTGATGCCCTTTGACCAGACGCCTGTAGCTATAAGCGATTTGTACTCACCAAGCTCAGCTTGCTTTTTCACGTACGACAATTGCTCAGCTGACTGTCTGTACTTGAACATGTCGACATTCTCTAACCCTTTCTTGCGCTTGTATGAGCTGAGATCACCTCTTTCGCCATGTGCGAAATGCAAACCCGGAATAAGTTCGCACAGTCGTATCAGGTGCTCGATAGTCTGAGTCATGATAAGTATCTGTGCATCAGGGTTAGCCTGTCTGATGTCGTTGAACACGCCTGCAATAAGTCTGTTCCTTACAGGATTGTTGGTATACATCAGTCGGTACTGTATCGCATTAGGCAGCTGCTTTATGTCGTCAAGATATGTCAGCTTCTTTTCCAGTGGTACCATCGTGTATTCGATCGGAGTTACCGAACCTGCTGCTACAGACTGCTCAAATGTCTGCTGCTGCAGCACAGGACCGAACAACGATTCAAAGTACAGATGATCGCCTTGGTTTCTGATCGGGGTTGCTGTGAATCCGAATCGTCTGCAGAAGCAGAACTGCTGCAGCTGAAAGCCTGTCTCGTTATATCCAGCGCAATGGCACTCGTCTACCAGCATCAACTGTACCTGTTCAGGTTTGACTTTCGTCATGGACTTTGTTGTGGTGACAATTATGCGTTTGCCATTGATCTCACTGTGTTTCATATCGAGCAGACCGACCTGACCGGGAAGCACCTCAGAGATGGCTCTGTACAGCTCTCTTACGACCTCTCCTGCGTTACACACAACAAGTATGTTCAGTGTAGGGTACAGCTGACAGAGTACCTTAATGAGGAAGCTTTTGCCGAACGAAACATTCGAGCACAGCAAACCGCCGTCACTTGATATGATGCTTGCCAGAGCTTCCGCCTGCCCCTCTCTGAACTGTATACCCGACAGGCAGCTATAGTCAGGATCAGGTCTGAGTGAATGATCTCGCTGGTCGTCTATACTGTAAGGTATATTGCTCTTTTCAAGCTCTAGCTTGAGGTGCGGCCAAAAGCCTATCAGGAAGTAACCTGAACCATTCCTTGTTTCCACGCAGCTGTGACTCGTGAACTTATAGGGTTTTGGTTTAGCTGTTCCGCCTGCACGCTTGATAGCTTCTCGCTCTGCTCGAAGTTCTTCCGGCGTCTTCGGCTCGCGCATCGTGAAACGAGCTGTATCCCGCAGGCTAGCGGGCCACGGAGTACATGAGCATACAGTATAGCTGAGCTTTACTGTCAGACTGTCATGCATTGTCTTTACGTACCTTTGGTTTGCGACTTCTCGCAACACATCCAGTCCGGTAATGTTCACGATCAAATAGGAAACCTGTAAGCAGTACAGCTCTGCCTGCAAATTCCCAATTGGTACCTGAGGTTATGCTTGGCTTTTTCGCTGTAAGTACGCACTCACCACTACGAGTCACTACTGCATACCTTGCCCAAGATGGACACATAGGAAGATCAAATACCTTCTCGTTGAGCACAAAAGTTTCAGGTTCGACAGACTCAAGCACATCGAGATCAATGCAATCTTTCTCACGCTTGATAAGGCTGTTCTGCCAATTACTGCAAGCAAACAACATGTCTGTTTTTATTTCGATACGACTACCTGCCAGCCCATTGCCAAACCAATGTCCATCTGACATTCTAGGCTTATTGATAAAGTAGAAGGCACGACCATCACAATCAACAGCTGCCCACCTGACCGAACGGTTACAACATGCGAGTGAAAATACCTTCTGATTGAGCACATAACGCAAGCGTTGCTTCTCAGTCACAGACCGAGAAAAGTCAAAGCAGGCTTTTTTCTCTACTATACTACGCTCATAGTCCTCGGCATCAAAGCGCATGTAGTCTCCAGCATGTTCAATTGGTGTATAATTACCTAGAGCACCCTTTGGTAATTGCCACCTGCTGTCTGGTCCTAAAATAGGCTTAATACTGAACCAGCTTGCAATACCATCGTAGTCTACAGCTGCATACTTAGCCCAGTGCGGACAATTGCTGAGAAGAAACGCTTGTATATTTAGCTTGTAAATATCTTTGGTTACGAGCCTGCTGGTCGTATCCAGGATATCAAAGGACACATCCATTGTTTCCGACATATCATAGCTTTCCTTTCATGTTACAACATAATTTCCCTCTCGATTCTCCAGCATGATGCTTCCGGAAACCTGATTTCACGTATGTCAGTATTACTGTATATATAAAGTACAGGACATATCGCAGATAAGTCTGCGTCGATCTCTTTGTCTTTCTGCAACAAAGCACTGAAGAGTGCACGCTCAAGCCCTGATTGCAATACAAAATAACGCAGAGCGCCTTTTTCCTTGCTGACAGGACGCACATCTATAACCAGCTCTACAATGCCCCTTTTGTTCTTCAGCAGCAGTCTCAGCTGCAGCATGGCATTGCCGTACTCATCGCTGATCTCACGCGCGGCGAACTCGAGCAGTTTGCATCTGCCATATTCATATTGATCTTCTGCTGGCAGGCACTGTGGCTGAGGCAGATCTGGCGTAGCGTCTTTGATCTTGCTGACAAACCTGCCTTTGCTGTCTCTGCACAAGTGTGCCGATACGTTCTTGTGTGCAGACTTTGGTCTCTTTATCAGACTGTAGACCCAGCCATCTGCCTTGAACAGAAGTGGACGCTTATCAGCGTCACATATGGACTTATATTTGTCTTTCAAAGATGTTAACCAGCCGAAGGAACACAGAACTGGCTCGTTACTGTACCAGAATGCGTTTCCACTCTTGTCAACAGCTGCCCACTGAGCCCAATCAGGGCAACCATCAAGCTCAAATACTTTCTTAGTCCACGCATACTTTACTTGCGTGCAAATTTCGATTCGATCAAGTTTTTCCGCTTTCATTTTGTTCTCCTTATAATGTTATTTCTCTGTCACATTCTGCAGCAACAGTATCTGACTGACTTATGACGAATGTGCTGCCATCGCTTCCACTGAGCGTCTCTGCAAGGACCCTGTAAAGCTTGGTAGCAATTACTTTGTTCTCTGGTGACAATGAAGCATCAGCTTCATCCAGCAGAAGTAATGTCAGATCCGGTACTGCCGTTACAACGAGTGACATCTGTATGGCAATTGCAGCTGCAGCCTTTTGTGCACCAGACAACATGCCTGCCTGATGCTGCACATCACAATCATCCATCCTGTACTTGAAGACATGCTCTGCAGGATCAAGGAAGACTGTGAAAGGCATCTCGGACAGTTGCAGATAGTGAGCTATATTGCCATTCAGGGTAGATATCTTGCTGTTGAGATATCTTGCCTGTGCTCTGCTTTGTGACAAGACATCACGCAAAGTCGACAGGACCTGACGTACACGTTCATTACGTCTATACCTGACAGCATCTTCTTCCGCATCATGTATTACCTGCTGTGCAGCTGCAATGGAAGCAATACAGGTCTCGTATGCGGATTTCAGTTCCGTCTCTTTGGCTTCGGCACTGCGAAGCATGCTTTCAAGCCGCTGCTTTGATATAGATGCATCGTACACGGGCGTCACCTTAAGATTTTCGATCTCAGCAGCTACCTGTTCAATCTTATGTTGTAATTCTGTTTTATGTTGCAGCTGTTCCATGTACCGAAGTCTTTCAGCACGCTTCTTGCCGATTGCTTCCAGAACTTTATTATCTGAAGCGATATCATGTTCAAGCAGTGCGAGACGTTTTTCCAGTTCAATACATTTATGTGCACTGATTTCGTAAGCCTCAGAAAAGTTTTTGATGGCCTCTGCATAACTTAAGGCTTGCTGCAGTAACAGTTTGACTTTGTTGTTACGGTACGTCTCTGGACTGGTACTGAGGTTGCAACCGCATAGTTCACAGGTGTCAGGCGTATGTATATGACGCAGCTGATCAAGTCTCCACTTGCTGTTGTCTCTATCGGCACGAGCACTGTTCAACATTCGTTCACAAGTCGACTTTTCAAGTCGTTGCGCGGATATTTTGGAGACCAATGCAGTCTCAGCTGCTGTCTCGGTCTCGATATCCACTGCAGGAGCTTCCTGCAGATCCCTATACTTGTCGAGGTCTCTGCTGTAGGCTGCCAGTTCCTGTTCGCGCAGACGCAGCATCTTATCACGGTCAGCAACAGCCATGCTGTTACCGAATGCCTGTAATGTCTCCTTTGTAGCGCGTACAAGTTCCTGCTGTTCCTGCAGCTGTTGTGACAGCAGCTCCTTCTGTGAGGACTGTTGGTGCAGTGTCTCTGCAGCTTGTTTCTTCCTTGTATCAAAGTCATCGCGCAACTTCGGTATGCTGTCACAGGCATTCTTCAGATGCTGTCTGTAGGTCTCAAGCTTTTTGGTGTCGAAAATGAGACCGAGGAACTGGTTGATCTGAGCAGCTGTAGCCGTCAGCAGCCAAGACGAGTTTTCCTGTCGCAACCACATAAGCTGTGCCATTACCGGCATTGCTATACCTGTGAACTGTTCCAGCCATGCATTTATTTTTTGACGATTCTTAACAATTATTACATCGTCTTTACATAGTGTGTCGACCAACTTCGTGCCAGTCCCTGCGAACCTCTTCAGAGTGTATTCCTCGCCGTCTACCGACAGTGTCAGTTCGACATATCCGGGAACGCTTTCATCGTCCTGTTGAAGGTCGCTCTGGGTGCCCCACGATGGATCGCACCAACCGGTCAGACCGTAGATCAGGGCTCTGAAGACTGTCGTCTTACCTGAACCATTGGGACCTGCTATTCTGGTTAGACCTGGCTGCACATCAAGCGACAGCTTGTCGAACCGGCAGAAATGAAACAGATCCATGTGTTTGACTTGTATCATGTGGTCACCTGCCAATTCGTAAGCAGTGTTGATAGAAGCTCATCAGGCTTATCAGTAGTTGTCAGCCTGTCCATCAACGGCTTCAACACGTCAGCAAGCAGCGGTTCGGTAGCTTCAATTTCCTGAGCTATGGCCTCCTCCAGTGTAGTTACACTGGACTCCTCTGCAGCACTTACTTCTGTCGAAGTCCGTTCCGTACGGACAACTACAATGCAGTCATCTCTGTTGAGCTGACTTTTAGGAGGTACATAGTCACCGTGCACCTGCAGTATCGCAACAGGCGGCAGCTCAAGGCTTCTGTCAAGAGCATCCAGAGACGCTGCAAGGTCGAAGTCGGGAGCGGCACTGTCAAGAAACGCAAAAGAACGCACGCTGACGGGGTGCCGGGTGGGTACCCCGGTGTCACTGTCGAGTTCCCAGTAAACCTGCTGTCTACGGGCCTGCAAAGTGTCCTGAGGGACGAGCGGACCTGGAGACTGTACTCTGCCTTTGCCAAGGCTGGAAGCGACATGCTGCACAACATGGATGTCGCCTGAGTACACAAGGACGTCCTGTCCTACGGTATCCAGGATTTCCTTTGCTGTGCACATGCTGGCGCCGTCGATGGACAGGAAATCGTGCACAGCCTGGTGCATGATCAATACGGGTTGACCGCCATCTTTGGTCTCGTCACTGAGTGTTTGTGCAGCCTGAGCAAGGCACTCAAGGAATGCTTCCCTGCTGCGCTGCCAGTCAATGCCGCAGATGACGAGATTGCCTTCACGAACGACATCATCAGGTGTCAGATGCAGCGCATAAGGACACATCACAGGTACGATAGACGGCTGACAGTCGTCATGATTGCCAGCTATGTACAGCACCCTGTGAAAGTGGTTCAGGAATTCGGCTGTCTCCGCAAGGTCGACATTGGAGGGTCTGTTCGAGTCGAGCAAATCTCCGCAGGAGATCAGTACACTTGACGGGTCGGTTTCGGACGCCATCTTGCGCATTGCCATGTAGGCGTCGCCCTGCACAGCAGCAAAGTTGGTCCATAATCGTGACTTCACATGGCAGTCACTGACAAGATATATCTTTCGTTTCATTCTAAGGCCTCTCTGGCTTCTGTTAGAGGGTAACCCTACACAACGAGAGGGGGTAACCCCTTTGGTGGCCCTCTACGGGCTTTCTTTTAGGTTTGATGGGATTCTGGCATCATATGGTGCCACACAAAGGAAAATCAAAATCCTTGCTCCACATGCCAGACAGGGCGCAGCCCGGACGCAGCATGTGTTGCGTATACGTGTATATGCGTCGCGCATTATGCGCGTGCGCAGTATTATATTATTACGATACCCCTTTAGGGGTATCATAATAAATAATACCTAATATACAGGTCCATCTTGTGTACCTTTCAGAGTACCTTACGGTACTTCTTCAAGGTACACTAGGTAAACTAATAAAAAAAGTACCTTATGGCAGATGGAGCATTAAGGGGAGACTATAGAGGGGATTAGGAAGGTGCAGGGAACCTTAAGGGGAGGAGAAGGAGGACCATTAAGGAGGAAGATACCCACGAAACAGCCTTTCGGCATGGATTATGATATTCTGCTGCCTTTGGTGTCTTGAAAATAGCGACATGTCGGTAACAGTTACGTCGTAACTGTTAAGTCAGTGCATCCTCAATCTCGTCAAAATCAATGCCGAAACCATCGACAGCGGTGTCTGCCAGTCATACTACCTCCTTCCATATGCTCCAGTATTCTCCTCCAAGACCTTTCCTTGCATTCTTAGGCCTCTCTGGCTTCTGTTAGAGGGTAACCCTACACAACGAGAGGGGGTAACCCCTTTGGTGGCCCTCTACGGGCTTTCTTTTGGCTTCAGGCCTGCTTTGGTCCATCCTTATCGTCACTTCCTGTAACAACGAGCCAGCATATGCCCATAGCCACCAGTGTAGCTATCACTGTAGTCGGCATGCATGCCGCAACGACCAGCACCAACAGCAGGAGAAGCACTGCTTTTCGCGCTGGAATCCAACGTTTCATTTTATTCTCCTTTTTACAGTTATAAACTTTTATTACTTTGTTCGGTTTACTCCATTCGGAGCTGTATATTTCATCTTCAGTGACTTGTCTTCCGCAATACCTGGATGCTTCTGATGTCAGATTATGCATCAGCTTGTTGCGTTCGGGTGTACAGACAATACCTGTGACTATATATAGCAGCTTACGAAGGAACTTGACGATGTCTTCTTGCAATAGGTGTGCCGGTTATCGGCTTACACCCTGTGTCGGTCTTACCTTAGCCGTGGGCTTACGCTTGCGCTACTGTGTTCTCTATGTGGCAAACGTATTCTGCCTTATAAGGCGTTCCTAGGGGGCTATGTGAATGTGGGTGAGGAATTTCAAGGCTGACTTTGTCATGGTGTCTCCTTTTAATAGCTGCACACCGTCATTCTCATTTACTTTGAAGACATTTTAGATTTTGATTGCGTTTTATTCCAGCCACTTCAGTATGGGAGCCATGCCGAGTTTGGCTGTATCCGATTTCTTTGCGTGCACAGGAACTTCAACAATGAAGATCCAGGCTGTCTGCTTGCCATCCTTATCCGCAATACGCACTTCGTCGATATTGCCGTCAGGACCTTCCATAGCATTGATCGCCACGTCTTTGTGTTCCTTATTGTATTGCTCGACCATGTACAGCATGTAATAGCTGGCAAGGCTCGCTGTAGAACATGTGACAGAACGCATCAGACTTTTGCCCGGTTTGCTGACACATACCGTATATACGTTTTTCATAATGCCTCAGCTTGTTCGTTTTCTGATTTCTCTGCGAAGCTTCCTTAAGGCTTCTTCCTGCAGCTGTCTGCACCGTTCTCTGCACCTGCCTACTTCCTGGGCGACTTCTTCCAGTGTGGCTACGCCGCCGCCATCAAGTCCATACCTGATACCAAGCACGAATTGGTCACGTTTAGGAAGGCGCTTGAAAGCTTTGCGCATCTCGTCCAGCAGCTCGGAGTCGTCCAGCAGATCGCCCAGATCGTCGGCAATGGCTACACGTGCCTTCTCCAGGTTGGACATTTCAGTGTCTTCTGATTCCGCATCTACAGACACGCCATGACCAAGGCTGTTCAGCAGCGTCTTGATCTTGGATTCAGGCATGCCCGTGTACTCGGACAGCTGATAGATGTCCGGCTGGTAACCTAGTTCGTCTCGCAGTTGATCCTGCATCCTGAGGAGTCTGGACTTGGTCACATGTGTCTTTGCAGGTACTCGCACTGTGCGGCTCTGTGTTTCCACAGCTTTGCGCATCCGCTGTTTGATCCACCATGCTGCATATGTGATGAACCGTGTGCCTCTGCTGATGTCGAACTTCCCTGCAGCTACCATAAGGCCTACACATCCTTCGGCTATGAGATCGTCGAAAGGAATTGGGTGGTGCTTGAATTCCTGCGCTAATTTAAAAATCAATTTTGAATTTGCCGAAAGCAGCAGGTCGGCAGCGGCATCACTTTTCTTTGTGTCCTGCGAGTGGAAGTCTGCGAATGCCTCTTTTTCTTGTGCAGCAGTAAGCGGCTTAACATTTGTGTTGAGTTTGTACGACATTATCAGCACCTACATATGTTGCAAGTTTTCTGAGCTCGTGTGTGGGCAGTTCCATGAACAGCGTCATGTCAACCCATTCGATCTCATTCACATCATTGAAGTTGCCTGACCATATAGCGAAGTCACCGTACTGGAATATTTTGCCTGCAATGCGGCAACCATAATTCAGCGCGAGTCTGCCGATCTCGTTGAGATCGTCGTCCATCTGGTCGGTAGCGACGCCTTCAAAGGTATCTATATACAGTATCGCAGCTTCCTTGTGCACCGAGCATGCAAAGACACAGCCGTCTGTGAAGTCTTTATGGCTGATTTCATCTGCCAGTTGCTCGAGTTTATCTAAAGGAAGTCCGGAGACATAAAGACGACTGATAACGATCATTCCAGCTCCTTTATATCTTCTTTGCTGTGCATGATGAATTTCTCTACATACAGTGTGTACCAATATCCGTTACCTTCACGTATTTCGGCTTCGCATTCTTTATTCAGCGGCACCTTAGTGTTCCATTTGCTGCCACATCCTCGCCTGTGTTTCAACTTGTACGAATCGATCCTGTGCTGTATGTAGTCCTTAGCTGCGTCGAGCGTATCGAACACCGCTTCTATTCCTGACATACAGTCAAAAAAACTGTCATCTCTCAGTACAATGTATGCGCATTTCTTAATTTTTGTCATGGGTCTTTCCTTTCAGTTACTTCGTGTATGTGTTGGTTACATATGGGTTTGTACAGTGAGCTTCTGCAGATTTAGCTGGATGTGTGGCTGATTGTACATCCTGAGCATGACAGTTCTCGACCCGTCAGGTTCAGTAAGCCATCTGCCACCATATCCTCGTTTGTGCTTTGCTCGCACAGCATCAAGACGTTTCTGCATGTACGCAATTGCCAACAGCTCACTATCAAATGCAGCTTCGATATACGTATGGAATATGCCTGAGCTCAGTACTGCAAATACAACATTCTGGTTGCTTTTCATTTTCGTTTTTCCTTTCTGTTTTATGTTTGAGTTACTATGACTCTGATTGATGCTGTTAAATCGTGTTTGAATGCTATTGCACAGGACAAACTGAGGACGTTCATTCCGCTGTTGAGTATCTTCTCTCTTAAGGGGAAACCTCTGACATTGGATCTGCACTACCAGTTCGCACCTATGTTCAACACTGTATATCCAAGATAGCAGGTATGGATGACTGGACGACAGGTCGGTAAGACCTATCAGATAGCCTAGTCGTCTGTACTGCGTTCCAGTCTGATACCGTTTTATGACATACTTCATATCGAACCCAGAGACGAGCAGAGGACACGATACCATACTACCATTCTGAAACCTCTGCTTGAATCCAGTCCGATATGCGGATCTCTTATCAAAAAAGTGTAGCTCAGCAAAACTCTGCTGAAGCAGTTCAATGTCGGCTCGTTCATGTATCTGGGCACCGCTTATGCCAACGCAGATGCTTTGCGAGGTCTGTCAGGATGCTCACAGATAGTTATCGACGAGCTTGCCGACGTGGATTTCAGTTTCGTGCCTGTCATACGTGAGGTTATGTCGGCCAACCTTAGGCACGGGTATTCCATGTATGCAGGTACTCCGACTACGACTGATACTACTTGCGGTATCCTGTGGGATAAGTCATCACAGGCATAGTGGATAATAAGGTGCACACACTGCAACCATTTCAATATACCCAATCCATAGCACGATCTTCTTGGAATGCTCGGAAAGAACGGCCTTGTGTGTTCCAGGTGCGGACGCACTGTGTTTCCGCATAACGGAGGCTTCGTACATGCCGTCCCTTAGAGGCAGTTCACTTTCCCAGGCTACCATATAGGGCAGCCGATACATCCGCTGCACCTTACGATCGATCAGGCTACCAATGAACCTAGAAAATGGTACGATCTTCTGGCTAAAGTCGACAGTTATTCCAAGCTGCGTGTGTACAATGAAGTTTTCGGCTGGCCGTATGACTAGTCAGTCAATCCTCTGACATTGCGTGATCTTGTTGCAGCCCAACACGACTACAACATCGCTTCAGTACAGGATATACTCGGTATCAGGCACATGTACAGATGCATAGCCATAGGTGTAGACTGGGACGGAGGGGGCGCTGTATCATAGTCGTTCACAACTGCGTGTGTAGCAGGGTTGCGAACGGATACAGACCGCATAGATATATTGTTCGGCAAGAGATACCCTAAAGGAACGACGCCGACATAGCAGGCCTAGTAGCTGATGCAATGGATAGATATTCTGCATCCTGATATATTTGCACACGATAACGGCGGTGCGGGTTTTGTGCGCATGTAGATCATGAAGCAGCGAGGATTGCTGCTCACAAGCACGTATCCTGTTCCGTTCACATATACCGGACCTAAGAAAGGCGACATCATAAGCTACGACAAAGCTCAGCAGCAGGCTGACTATTATAACTACACAATAGACAAATCCAGAAGTCTGGCTCTCATTGTACAGGCGCTGAAAGATACGTCTGTACGTATAATGAAGTTCAATGTATAGGATAAGACTTAGCTTGCCTATGACTTCCTTGCGCTTAAGTAGGATCCAAGAGCATATATAGGCAACAGGACAGTTGTCTTCATAGGCAAGAAACCCGGCGTGCCTGATGACTTTGCACATGCCGTCAACTTTGCCTGCTCAGCCTTATGGCATAAGTTCGGAATATTTCCTGTGCTGGGCTAGAAGTTCGATACTTCTGTGCTGGCCGCTTAGTATCAGAACTTCAGTCCAAGATCCTAGTTCAGTCAGTTCGTGTAGGCTGTTTCCAGTCACCCTGTTGTAATAGACCCATAGGAGGATGTATATGAAAGTTATTAAACTTGACAGTAACAATGACTATAGGCTAAAAAAAGAAGCAACGCAGTACTAGTCTATGAGTCACGCTAAGTTCACTTTTGACTAGGTCAGAAGACTCTAGTCAATAAACGGCAACGTTGTGTTGCGCGGCAAATAGGGAAGAAGGGATACTGTATATCCTCTGCCTGCCGCATGCAAGCGGTTTGCAAGGTGGTACCCGATTTGGGTCAGATGGGAGCAGAAAGGCTTCCATGTGCAGAGCCAGTAGCTCAAACTGGTTCTGTAGGATCTTGGTGTGCGGATAAGGTAGGCTGTTAAACAGCGTCTTGCAGGACAGTGGGACGGGCTTGGAGGGTTTGCGAATTCTGTTGTTCCTGATGCCAAGTTTATAGCTTAGCTTGAGAAAGCTTTAGCTGTGTTGGGGTATAAGCTCTGAATCCTGGGTGCTGCTCGGAGGCGCTCCAGGCAGCACCAGGATTGTCGTGTATCACGCATTGAGTAATACACATTTGTGAATCCGTAACGGACTCGAGTTCAGCTTTATTTACAGATCTGATCTGTTCTTAGTTCTGAAGCTGCGTTGGTGCGCTGAAGTCTGCGTCGATAGACAGCAGAGTTTTGCGCTCGACGCAGGCTTCATGAGCAAGAGCATACTGCGATACAACGTTGTCCATTGTATGCTGTAAAATAACACGTAACGTGTTAGTGTGCATCTGTTTTACCAAATAAATAAACTAGTCATCGCCTCTAAAATTGGAAGGATCAATAAGTGTATGATCCTTCCAATTATAACATATATACTGTCCTAGCCAGCATACAAGCAATCGTAACGATTGTAGATTCAGGCTTTAACGTCTTGATTACAGGATGCAGGCGTTCCGCCGATGCCCAGTTGGTGGTCACTTGGCTGTAGCCAAGTGCCTCAACTTGGGCTTGGCGGGGTCGCCAGTCATACTGTCGTCCGTTTGATGAGGTATTCATCAAACCTGATGCGAAGTCGCAACGACTTCTATTTCACGTAATAGTCATCTATTTGGCAACATATTCAATACTTTTATTGCCCTAAAGTTAACCTCCAGAGTATCACTCTGGAGGTATGCTGGGGGCAATAGACACGCATATGTGTCTCATATGTTCTGTGAGTGTATCAGTAACTGATACGAAGTCTATTGAATATCAAAATGAACCAAGGCACAAGAACAACAGAATTCGCATAAACAAAAGAGTATGGCATATCCAGCCGACTGCTTGCCGAACTGTTCACCTGTATATCTCTCGATTTCCTGGTACATATTACCTAGTACCAGGAAATATGATCACATACCAGCATAAGTATATGTTTACAACAGTTGTAACAACTGCATGCTCAGATAACGATGTCTTATATCCTTCCGGGAAAAGCCTTGATAAGTCTGGTGCCGACTTCGACGTGACTACGGAGAGTCGCTTCAGACGGTTCAAGTCTTTTCTCTGGTGGGATACTAGCGACGGACATGTATCGGTCCGTCTTCAGATTGAAGCCGTAGCAGCTTCTTGTTCACATCGTAGTTCAAACTTACTTAGGCTGTACTTTAGCAGCGAGCAACAACTGCTGCCGCATATACGACTACTAGGTAAAATTTTGAGCAAGGTAACAGGAACAATATAGTCACAAATTCGAACGGTGCTGTACTGACAGTCAACATAAGTCGACCTCAATACAGCACCGTGAAACTGGATGGACTTATCCACCCACAGAAAAGCTCTAAAAGCTCCTCCATATTATTATGCCAAAAAAGTGGTCATTTTTTAGCTATTTTCAAAGGAAAATGCATACTTTTCCCTTTGAGAACAATTCAGTGTATAATAGGATCCAACAGATTCAGTTGCTATACAAGACCTGCCTGCATCTGCATCACGTAGGCGTTTATATCCTGCATCTAGTTTAGCTGCCTTGTGTTGTAGGCCTAGAACGACGTGACGTCACCTACCAGAGCCTGCTATATAGTCGCCATCCTCTACGTCGGCAGCTAGGCAAAGGACATGTATGACGGCAGTTTGGATATACCCTATATATCCATAAGGCCCTGTATATACATTACTATATCCGGATCGAACTGATCTTGCTATTCCTGCTAGTTGTATCCGATCATATCTTTATACACGAATACAGACCAACAGCATTCTTTCAGAGATACGTAGTTCAGCTGTGATGACTGTATGCTTCTGTTGGCACAGGCTGCAGTACAGGCAAGGAAGCTCTATATGGAAGCTGTGAATAGATTGGTACCTATCATAGAAGTACCAGCCATGAGCTTATCGAATCCTCTCTGTGACAGCCTGCAGCTGAATTGAGCCTAGAATGCATCGCGCAGTACCAGCGGATCCCAATTCACAGCCTACTACTGAAATTTGGATACAGCAGCAAGTGCATACACAGGAACCATACAGTCTTTGCGCTAGAACAGATTCATTCAAGTTCCTTTATGAGTGCTCTGATTCCTGTTGTAGACAGTGCCGCTACTTTAGCCAGCATGTCATTATCATCCTTTATCTGCGCACCGTATTTATCAGCAAAGAATCTGGCTACTTTCTATTTGCCCTACAGTAAAGCCTTTTTGGATAGAATGGTGGATGTCGATTCGACTCCGAGATAATCAGAGGCCTACTTGATCATGGTATCTATTGTCTAGGAGAAACACACATCCTACGGTTTACTAATTTCGTTACCGTAATGAGCCTCAAGTTTGTACAATCTGTCGATACCATCGAGCATATCGCAAATAGCTGCAGATTGCTTGTACATGGTCTATGCATCCTGCTGATCAAGGTTTCTATATGCCTGATAGAACTATGATTTGATGCTTTCAGGCAACAGCATAAGCGTACCGCGCTTGCGGAACTATGCAGCCATCTGCTAGGCATTGCCAAGACCAAACCCGGCGTACTTATGAAGCTTTATGCTGTCAGTGGGCTACAAGCTGAGTTTCTCACATTCATTGACAATATACCTCGCAACCTTTCTGAGCGATTTAAGCTCAATGTTGTCTCTGATCTGATCCAGCATGGCTACAGCTTTATCCGCATCCTGCAAGTTCTATATTTTGGTCATAGATACTACAGCGCCGTTATCCAGCTATATGTCTACACACTGTCTGGATTTCGCAGCCTGTGCACAAGGATATTTGATGTCGTGTACAGACGCAGCTTTTATGAAATTGGCTGCAATCATCTTGATGCTGTCAATTGAATACTTATCAATATCGTGCTAGAACTCTTTGTAAGAATTAAGCGCAGCCTATTTGGTGTGTATAGGGTAGAGTTCCTTGGCAGGATACGCGTAACAGTCTTTACTCAATGTTCCCATTCTATTCTTTCCAGTTGAACGCGCCCAGCTCATAAGGAGCGCAAAATGTTTTTAACACCTGATTAGCAAAAATTACTCAATATGGACTTAAAGTCCTTCCCTCTTATGGCAGCTGCGTCAGCCGCTATCAAGGGCTGTCCAACGTGCCCGCATAAACAGGTAAATAAGCATACTATACTGAAAGCAGCTGCTTTGCGCTTACAATATAATAAAGCCTTTAATGCTTTTCTTAAATAGAATTTCAAATTGCCAATTACAATTGGCGGCGTCACATTTACGGAGCAGTAATGAACATAACTCTGCACTTCAGTGTCAAAAGATATCAGCGATCAGGATATAAGGCGGCTGTTGATATTGAATGCAAAGCAACCTCCGCCTGTAACGTAGATACAAATGTTTTTGTAATATAGAAGCTGCCTAAAAACTTCAATAAGTAGCCTGATTACAGATTCAGTCATATAGCAGATCCTGTGGACATGTAGGATTATCCTTCCACGATGCTGGATGACTATGCTTATTTCCGAACAAACAGTATAAAGCTCAGAGTTCGTAGTGACTTTCAGGCATAGCACGCTATAAATGGAATCAAGACAGGTGTAGCGGCGCTTGTCAAGGCTCTTAACTATCTGAACACTGCATAGGCCACCGCATTTTAGTTCACTACAGGAACAGCGTGCTCTGACTCTGTGTCATATTCGCAGTCGTTGTCAGGTTCATAGTCACAGAGCTCCAGCTACAGCATAAGCTACAGTTAGAGCTCTGAATCACAGTCCGATACAAGCAACAGCGGAACAATGTGCATCTACGGCATGGAATTTGATATTCTGTAGTAGATCAGTCCTTTTTCGCCATCGGACTCTTCAACGTTTCCTGTAAATCTTTGCAATCATACTCAGTCTGACGCACTAACTACGGACACGCCTTGAACATAAGGCGCCTGTTCCTGAGCAGATTGCTGACCTTTACAGAGAACGGCAGGATCATGTCTGCAAGACTGCCCATGTATCCCTGATACTTGACAGATATGTGGTCTTTGTTGCTGTACTCAAGTGCAATGAGCGCCTTCAGCTAGTTCATTATATCAAGCTTCTTAAGCACAGGAATGTCTGCAAGCTACTGCTTCATCTGCTGATCGAGCTACAGATCGAAAGACTAATCCGCTTTGTTCTTATCGAGAGCCTACGACATGTTTGTTTCCTGTCTGGCTATCTATATAAGGTACAGGAGATTATCCAGTGGAATAAACGCCTTGTTCTCGATCTTTGTCTTTCCTATGCAGAACAGCAGCATCTCTCTTATAGCGGAGCAGTCCTTAGGGCATTCCTCGTATGCTTCCTGCAAATTAGCTACTGCAAGTACAAGATGCTCAGGATAGCCCTGTTGCGCCTAGCATCCTTTTATGTACGCCATGCCGATGTGCTTCTATACGCAGTCAAGACATGGCTTTCTGTCGTATTCAACTTTCTGGAAGAACGTAGGGAACAGAGCGCTTACCTTCGATATAACAGGCTACGATACCTATGGGTATTGCCGTATCTAGCGCTTTATCTTCACAAGATTGTACTTGCTGAGCAGCCATGGATACTTCTGCATGATTCTGAGCAGCTGAGTCTTGTATGAGTTGTACTGGCAGGTGGAACAATTGGTCTTGCTGTTCTTGATTATCTAGGCGGCTTTCCTGTCTACTGTATCGAGCTTGTCTATATCCTATTTGAGTACCTGCTAGAATGCTTCTTTTGTCAGATACTTCTACATGTCCATCTGTTGAGCGGCATAATACTAGTCTTCTGTCAGTGCATATACTGTATTCTTGTACAGTATCATGTAGTCTCCAGGTTTGATAGTATATGCAAGTGCAGCTACAGTCAGTTTACCGGTTGACAGTGCCTTAACTCTTGAATCGTTCAGTTTAAATACCTATTCATCTGCTCTTAACATTATCGTCTCCGCTGTCGGATTCCTGAAGATAACTGTCGAACTCGCTGATGATGTTAACCTTATACGGTCTCTACAGCTATCTCTTCAGTTCGTCGAACTCTTTACGTGTGTTGTACTAGTTCTGCTCGTATAATTTACGCCGCACGATCTACACCTGCTTGATCCTGGATGCCAGCTATGCTATGGTCTTCAGTGCGTATCTTCCTCCTGAGAACCTTGTATCTGTAACAATGCTCTTCTCCAGTTGAGGGAACTATCTGACAGCGTGCGACAGGTGATACAGCACGTTCTGCTTTGAGCACGGCGGATTAAGCTTCCTGCCTATCTCGAAGTAAGACATCTATGGATGCTGCATCTTGTATGTGAGAATCTAAAACAGTACAGGATATGTCTTGGACAGACGTGTAAGTTTGAGCACCAGATTGCTGAGTGTAAGAATAAAGTTCTGCTGACACGCCTATACGATTATAGCCAACGTGTCAGGAGAAATTTTTTCAGGAAGGATATCCTATATCTACACAGGCTACGGACGTTTGACAGGTTGCTGAGACTACACACCGTCTGTGTCGAACAGCTATGAGTGTTTATGTGTGTTGGTAGTCTACTTTGACAGGAAACACTTGGCACAAGGAGTTTCCTAGTAAGGCTTATCTTTGTACTTCTAAATGTCGAACTACGGACATGGACAGTTTGGCATGTTATATTCCTTCAGTTAGTTTCATTAAGCCTAGCTGAAGTTACATGTAAGTCAACAGTCCTTTACCTGTACCCATTTCTTTATCTTGCTGCTGCCAAGATAAGCGAATACATACATTGATGTATCAGTACCTGACGGCATAGGAACCTAAGAAACAAAGTCGCGCATATCGACAGGAGAGCAAGCTGTCTGCGTTACGTATGTCTATACCTTCGCGTTACCATTCCGGACACAACTTACAGTGCCCAGCAGAGTCACCTTTTCCCACTACTATCTGTCCACAGCAGTCTACCAATCCTGATCCTGCTGCACGACCGCAATTCCGAAGTCCCATTTTGCGGTGGTAAAGTCATATTTGGCTGTCAGGTATACCTACAGATCAGACTTATATCTAGCACCCTATCCCTCCGGATATCTTCCTTTTACGTAATAGGATACAGCCTATCCGTTTGCATTTACAGAAGGTATAGCATCGCCTGAACTTACATACAGTCTATATCCAGAGCCCTTGTGATCCAGCGGTATTATAGCAAACCCGTTAGCGCAGGCACTCTGTCCATCCCACGAACTTGTACCTCCGCCGCCCACGTTAGGCTATACACGCAGCTAAGACGTCGGGACAACTACTGAAGGTGCTGTGTTAAACGGACTCAGCGTAGCTTTCGGTGTCATTATCCCCGGACGCTACTTCTAAGAATCAAAATAGCAAGCCAGAGAAGCTCTGAAGTTACCATATGCCGCTATGTAGTCAGAATTTTTACTGACTTTGTCAAACCAGTCCTGCAAGCCGTCCCCCATCGGATCGTAGCTGGATATACATCCGACGCCACCTCCAAGTGACTACAGGTTGGCAAATGGAACTATGTTGACTACACCCTAAAAAGATACAGGCAGATTCAGGTAGTTATAGTCGTTCTATCTCTACCCGCCAGTCTAATCATAATTTGTCGTGTCACAGCATATGGATATAGAGTCGGAGAACAGGTCTTTAATGCCTACACACTAATACTCTTTCCATCCGCATCTGTCTTTCTTAAGGTGTTTCATATAAGCTCAGATACTTAATTGCACTGTAGTTGTAACTTCGTCATTCTACTAAGTAACAACAACGTTCTGTGTTACATCGCCTATAGACAGAAAAGTTACGCTTCCTGTGTTTGTGTTTATAGTGCGCACACCTGTCGGAGCTTCCGCTGGTAACTAAGAATCCTGTGAGTCTGAACCCCACACATCATTGTATTTAGGTCTCCCTTTACCTGCTGCAGCCGACGACAGTATAATCAAATTGGAATCCTATGCACTTACCTGACAGTTATATCCGTCACAGAAACCTTTGACATTCGTATACATGTTCTGGTTAGGGTATATCCCGCCTGTCTATTGGATTCCATCAGATGCGGCATGCAGCACTACTCCAGGCGTTCTGACTATCATGCACTAATTAAGGAGAATTAAAGAGCTGCCTGTATATGCAGGCAGCTAAGCTGTCAGCTACATATAGCATGAAACAAGAAAAGTACCTGAGCAAGTGCCATCCTTTGTCCATGTTATGTACCATGGCTACTCATAGTAACCGTATTGCACTTTAAATACAGCCTTGCCTGGTTCTGTTCTTTCAAGAACTATCTGCGTCGGAATATTTGTATCCTGAATAGGTTTGTAGTAATCCTAGCCTGCTAAAAATTGCCTGAGTCTCGGTTTTCGTATCTATATTCTGCAGCAAGCTATACATCCGGCTGTCTGTCTGTCTGTATCAGACAATCCAGTATGGTTATAGAATGGATATACAGCAGATATATTGTACAGTTTATCAAGCATTCCGTACCCCTGAGAACGTTATAGTTCCTGTGTTGGTTATCACTCGAAGATCTGAAAGAGCAATCGGTTTAATCAGCACATGGCTGCCAGACAGGTCTTTACCGTTCACATATTTGAGGTACTTCGGTGCCTGATATGCAATGGCGGATACATCTGTGGTATCTTTATCCCCATACACATTTATAGACGGTGTTGATAGTATTCCGCTGTCGGTGAGTGTCACATTGCGCTGGAAAATCAGAGTTGTACTCCCTTTATATTTGTATTTTCCATTAAATATGACCTGTTTACACCCCACTGTATGTGTACATGTTATACACTATGGAGACAGTATGAGGTTGTTCGCGCTCAGTGCTATCTATCCGAGATGCTCCGTAGTAAGTACATTCAGAATGAATCCGGAAAACTATACATCATACATTAATTGCCCACAGACATGTCCATATACATCCACTAGCGAAGCTACAACTTTATCGGCACTCTATATACCTGCTGTCTGGGCCGTACTGCGCTATCTGTACAGTACGGCATAAGCTATTTCAGTAGCTGTATTGTCACTTATATGTAACTTGCATGTAGTGGCGCTGTTGTGTGTAAAACCGCTTATATATAGAGGGAATCTAGCCTGCTATACACAAATACCTACAGATGGTATCCACGTAGATTTTACTATGTAGTTATATATCTGCATAGTGGAAGCCTAATCGAACGGATATTTCGAAAATGTCCGCACCTGCTGCGTATCTGCATTAAGAATGTTCATTATTACCTCTTTTGTTTATTGCAGATCAGCTTCCAGTAGATGACAAGGAATCACTGTCATACTAGGCGCATGTAGGGAAGCCCGGATTGGATGAGACATAGATCACATAGACAGAGTCTCCAACAGCAACGGGTCCTGTAACAGATATCTGCTCGCATACACTTGTTATGTTCAGGTTCTGCGTCTGAGTCCCATTGATGTTCTGTATATATTTTCCTACCTATGTGTTTGTATATACTACCTAATTGGATTCTATAGGCGTCTATATGAAGTTGTACAATGACTATTGCGTACGTCTTATATACATATAATCAGCACTGGGCAGATACGCATGGGTTACACCACCGTAAGTGTCACCATACCATATATTCTGTCTAACATACTAGTTAGCTATGAGCTATGAGTTTTTAACTACAGGCGTTATTGTAAGAGTTCCCGGCTAGCCGACAACATTGCCTGCCATGTCAAATCTCTGAATACTGAAAGGCCAGTCAGGTCCACCTAAAGCATCCTTGTTCGTAAAGTTTAACTAGTCTTTATCACATTGGATAGATCCTAGTACAGTAATGTTTAATGTATCTCCGACAGGCTTCACGTCGTCGTTAGCCTGAATACTGGTGATACCTTTATTGTTGTAGCTATATGTATATGTAAGCGGATGGAGAGGCAGCTTTCCTGAAAAATTTATAGTGTGAGAAGGTCTGACACGCAACTTAACGAAACCGAAAGCATGTGCTGTATCAAAAGTCATCCACAGATTGCCTGCATACTATACAGTAGCCAACACTACAGAACCCGACATCAGCGTTATAGAGCACTAGCCCTGGTTAGATGTCAATATGTTAAGAGAAGGTTGCTGCTGTACATCTTTAAGGGCTAACTTTATCGACTATATAAAGTAATTGCCGAAAGGCACCTAGCATGTGAAAGGGTACGTATCTGTACGTGCGCTTGTCTCTGTCGTTACAAAGCTCATGTATTGCTCTCACCGATTATATCTAAATAAGTCCGCCACCGCCGGTATCATCGTCTCCGACGTTTACCGATCCAGACCCTGAATCAGATCTGGAAGGATACAAACCAAATCCTGATGTGAAATAAGTTACCTACTAGGTGTCCTATTTGCTGACCACCATATCTCCCTGTGTGAACTACCAGGCAAGCTATATACGCCACCTGTTTGTCATTGTCAGCTATCCTTTGTCGATATCAGTAGCATCATAAGTTGCTTCAGCATATGTTCCGAGATCAACAAGCGGGCTGGAATATAACTGTGCGTCACTGCTGCTGCCTCCCTATATAATGACAGGCAGTACTTTAATGGATCCTGAGAACACAGCTCTGCACTACTTTGTCGGGAAGAATTGTATAGCGCATGTTATTACAGGCTAGTTCGTAGCCGATATATCACAACTGAGGCTGCCTGTATCAAGCCCTCCGCCCAGGCTTCCGGTATCTTTACCGTACTAGATATAAGTGTTCTATGTGACTTTGGTAACAGAGAGCAGCATTGCTCTGTCTTGCGCCGCAAGGAAAGATTGTGTCTGTCCTGACTATAATGTCGCTTTTAAGTGAAGTGTGACAGTACTCAGCCCGGCATCGCAGAAGTCTATGATTCGCTTTGACTGCATTATAAAGCCCAGGTGTGTCTCAGACGCCTGAACCACTTCTATCGATCTGGCTTTTGTAAACACCAGATAGTTCCACATGGCGACAACTGCTTTATATTGATACAAAAGCTTTACAGCCTTGCCGAACTCTCTTTGTCTGTACTCCACATCTATTTCGCTTTTGCCGCAGTTCTATATCTACAATACTCGTTTCTGCAGCATCTAGTTCCAGAGCCTGGCTGCAGCCGGTTCATAGTACAGGATACAATCCTTCAACCCGGCGAGCCACAACATACACTACTGGAGCATAGACTGCACATACCACTGGGAACTGCAGTCGACGCATGCCTGACAGCCATCGAAGATCTTTATTGCTCCAGACACTTTGGATATCTATGGATCTGAATCGTCACCGCCCTAAACAACAGACGTACAGTAATCGCCCATCAGCATGAACTGTCCATACTACAGAGGCGACACTCCATTTATAGTCCTTAAGTAAGATCCTGTTATAATGGGCACGACAGGAGCTTCCGACTAACTGTCAGACTCCTGCTTAGTCAATATATAAGATATCTTCGGTCCGGATGTTCCTGGTGTGACCTTAAGGTCATCCTTTCCCTGTATCTTTAAGTATTTTGTACTTACAGGATATCCTGCTATGCGCAATTCTGTTATCATATCAGTGCTGGTTCATTAGCGTAGATAAATTCGCCTGCATATAATTAATGGTATTGGCCTGATTTGTGAAGTAACTCTGCAGGACACTCTGTTGCTGCTTCAAGGCCTACAAAGCAATCACTGTGCTCTACATATTGGTTGAATCACAGCACGGCTTGGAGCATGGATTTTTCACAATCAGCCCACCCTGTCCCTGTGCGACAACGTCAACGCAGTCAACACCTGAAATCTGTATATTGCCGTTGGAGTCAGGAGTTACGCCGTTGATAGAGGTGATGGGTGTCGCTCCTGTCGAGGCGTTCAGCTGTTGCACCACAGACTACTGCACAGTCTAGGTAACATAAGTCTGGTCGACAGATATAGTAAGTGTCGTTACCTAGCCTTCAACAGCAGCGGATATGCTGACCCCCTATCCTGCCTGGATCTACACAACTCCATCATAATAGACCTAGTCGACCTTTATCGCCTAGAGATATGTCAGTTTACCTATTACACTGATGACATTCCGGTTAAGCTTAGTGTTGCTCGCTGTGTATACTTGTGTGCCGATATCATATGTATTCGTAGGTCCTACACATATGGAGCCTGTAAGTTTAGCTGCCCACGACAGTGATCCTCCCTATAGTGCAGTCAATGTGTACCAATGCTGCACAGCAGGCTATGTCATAGTGAGTGTTTTTGGAATCCCTGAGCCTACAGCAACCTAGATACCGTTGTATCCTATGTAGATAGACAGAGATGCTCCCTAGTCCTGAACTCTGCTTATATAAAAAGCATCGCCGTCTACAGTTCCGGTAGCTTCAGGGACCAATATGCGCATATCCAAAATCAGATACTTAGGCAACAGCTGACTTGTAACAGACAGTCCTGTTACCTAATCCGCCAGAGGATATGTCTGGGCGGCCATATGGCTCATCCACTAATAGTCTGTCATTTGCCACCTCAGTAATTCGCGTTGTAGGTGAGCACCTTGGCGAGCTGGTCGAGGATATCCTGAGATACAGCATCGGATGTGTCGTCTTCCTGCACCTATGCGACAGCGGTTGTCTTGAATCCTGTCTGATATACATACATGTCGCTGCCGGGCGCTACAGCCTATACCTTTGCCAGCAACGTTCCATGTGTGCTGAGATCAAAATTGCCGATGTAGTCTGTCTATGTGTAAGCAAGCATAGATGTGCTGGTGTTGGAGAACACTGCAGTTGTGTCGCCTATGTGTATTCCTGGAATAGTAGTATATTCAGTGCCAGACGTGTCTACAGGTATCCAGTACACAGAGATGTTGACACGTCCTGATCCAGGGCCTCTTGTAGTAAACCATATTTTGGTCTGTCCTTTCAGGTTCTATCCGGAATACGTAACAGGTGTAGATATGATGAACGAGGTTGTCGCTGATCTCGGGAAGACAGTATACGTCAGCAGTCCGTCCGCAACTCTCTGTGTACCGTTCATACGCATGTCAGAAGCAGCGATGTTTGCTCCGTCGTGCTGAGCAGACGAAATCTGATATATACCCAATCCCAGCTTCTGTACTTTGATGCCCATACCTGCATACAGCCTGGAAACGATAGGTGTTATGGAAATATTCTTGCCTGAAATATCGGCAACGGCTGTGGCCGAACCAACAACTTTGTTCTTTACGTACTTCGGCAGGTTGATCTCATATGTACCGTTAAGAGAATTCACACTGAGAGAAGAACTTCTTACAGTCCTTACAACAGAGTCCCCATAAGCAAACGGATAGTCATTGAACACGACAACCTATCCAGCCTGCGGTGCATCAGATGCTGTACACCATACAGCATCAGGCTGGAAGGAAAAATCAGTAGTATTGAGAAGACCTCTGTAGAACACAGCGGTCGTATCGGCGGACAGCTGTCCAAGCATGTCTGCATCAGATATCTTATAGAAGTAATTTCCTTGTGCCGTGTACTCTCCGTCGTACGCTGCGCGCTACTGCCACTACCCTATAACCAAACTTGCGTGATGATGGTTGTCATGTGCAAGATAGTTCGAGAACAGACTGAACTTGCCGTCCCCGTAATAGCTTAGGCATGGCTGCCTGAGATTCCATCCCGGTGTCTTTGTAGCTTTACCAGCTGTCTATGGAGATAAATAATAGATTCCAGCCTAAGCTCCAGTACCTAATGTAGCCTAGATGATGGGTGACTAGTAGTATCCAGATCGCAATATAACCGCAGGGTCTGTGGAAAGCACGATGCCCTATACTCTGCTCTGCGGTGCCTATACAGACTGCCCTTGTGCTCCGGGAATGCCCAACAGAGCCGCTTTCGCAGGCTTGAAACATGCTGACGACCCTTCAGAATCGAAATATACAAGGTCTCCTGTCTGTACAGATGTATCAAGCACAGCCTACCACTGTATGACAGCGCTTTTGTTTGAAATTTGGTCAACACGTTGACTTATATTGTTGAGTGCTGTCTATATGTAGTCAAGAGGCTGGTTGAGCTTATCAACAGTAGCCATCCCCTATGTGTACTTGGGTACCATGTAACTTTCAGCCATGTAAGCCTCCAATATTCATGCTCAGATTGAATATAAGTCCAGCACCATTGAGTCTGCACGTTGGCTATACCGGCACGCGGGCAAGCTACCAGCTATTTTCATCCAGCAGACATATATGTACTATTTTATCTTTTTGCTATTCAATCTACGAGTGATCTAATTTGTATGTATCGAAGCAGCATTTTATAGAGTTATTCTCAACAGAGACAGTTCCATTCCTTACTACTTTACCTGTATCTGTAAGTCCTGTACAAGAGTTGACTGCCTACAGAAGAGCCCGCAACAACAGCTCAGATCCTTTATTTGTCAAAGTCATTGTACCTCTCCTTATACTGCAAGCCGTTATTCACGGATTCACTGTAATAAGCTATCGCTTTAGACGTCACCTGTAAGTCAGGCTATATCGTAACGTATGTCTGTGCAGCATATCTGTATATTATAGGTATAGCACCTAGCGCTGTGTTCTAAACAATCACACGAGCAGCTATACACATGTCTTTGTAGTTGGAAGACGGAGCTACAATGATAAAGCCGGAGTGCTTCCATACTGTGGACAAAAGGAATTGAGCGGGATTCATATTGTCTGGAAGCTGTATATACGGTATATTCAGATCAGCATTTAACTATGCGCACAGTCTTTGATACTGTATGTAGTTCTAACCTGTCAGCGGCAGTACATTGTTTACAGGACTCAGTCCGTCTCTGTTTGAAGCTGTGAGCACTCCGGCATCTGTAACAACAGGTATGCTCGCGATATCAGATGGAATGGTATCTTTCCATGTTATCACTCTCGGATAGTCAAGTACGTTTTCAGATGCGACAAATAAAGGCTAACCCTTCAGCACATACTGACCTTTAGTAACTATCGGAGAACCTTCACCGGTATATGTGTGGTCGCCTATAATGACTGTGCTGCCTTGTACATCTGATACAGTGCCCTACTGCCAAGCTACAGGACATTGTCCGACAGCGCCAAGTAACCGCAGAACATCTCGCTTGTTGCTGCCGTTAATCTTTATGCTCCAGGCCGCCTCCACAGCTCCCGGATACTTATACAACCAATAATTCGGAACCTACAGGATACCGGTAAAAGCATCCCTCAGTGTCTGATACTTCTAGTAGATGCCCCACAGCTAGTAACAGACTTTTATCTAACCGGCTACAGTGACTATAGTAGATCGGAATCCGATCTGATCCAACGGCTGGTTGAACTTAATACATCCGTCCTGCACAGTATAGTCGGTATCGATATTGAGCAGGATATCAGGTGTGTCCACCTTATTCTGTATCTTTACCGGGATACCAAGCTGCTACAAAGTGCTGTACTTGGTGCCCTACACAGTCTGCCCTATGGAAGATGATCCGATTACGAACTGTGTTATAGGTATTACAGCGCTGCTCTATGTCTAAGCATCAACCAGTATACGCACAGGGTGCCACTTATCAGGCTGCACCGTATATGCAACATGCAACTGATTGTCTATTTGCAGCAGCCTATCCTACAGCACCTATCCAGACACGTGCTGAAAGAACTTACCAAGCAGCTAGATCAGCCACGTATCTTTCCATACCGTAGTCCAGAAATATCCGCATATTCTGCGAACAAGTTTAGCCCATTTCTACATTACAGTACCTCAAGTGTGATATATGCTGGCACTGTTGAGAAGTAATATGCTTGAGGATCCCACATATACAAACCTTGTCTGTATGTCAGGTCGATCTAGCCGTCAGAAGTGGTAAAGTTATAGTTGCCCCCATTAGTCATCGGCAAGCTTGTCTGAATACCATATGGAAGTCTTAAATTGATGTCAGGATACTGCTGGTGCAGAGCCTAGGCAACCTAAGCCATATTCAATATATAGTCACCGACCTGTTTGCTGTTCACATATTGGGATATGAAAATCTTAAGTGACTATAAGGTATCCTATGTTATCGGCTGTGTGCTGTGTATGTAGCCGGATATATGTACTGTTGCAGGTACAGCAGCTTTTACAAGGCAATCCTGTCCAAGGAAGGCGCCTGAAGAACTGTCCATATACTACTGCAGGTCTGTAATGCCGTTTACATACTACACAGTCACCTATACCGGAACCGAAGCCGCGAGGGACTGGCGGAAGCGTATCTTAGCTGTCTGATATACAGTAAGTCTTGCTGCCTACGCAGATCCAAGTGTGTTGGATGAACCATACTATACAGTGTATGTGCCTATCTATGTGCCTTGCCGGGCAGAAAGTACCTTTGTTACGCGTGTGAAACCGGCAATCTATCTGTCATCTTCTGCGGACACCTATATATAGTAGCCATCACTGTCATGTTTCATAGACTAGAACAGAAGCTTACCGAATGATGTCTGATTTGCCGTTTTCACATAGACATCAACTATGCCGCCATAAGGCACATCGAGGTTGTTGTTTCTGGCTCTGAAGCATCCAGGATCTTTGCTGCTTATTGCGTTGCAGCTCATAACCTGTACAGGAGCTTCCTACATCTTTATCCGTAGAGCTCCCAATGTTCCTATAGCAGATCCGCACCTGTCCTTACATCTGTTCATCATAGATGCGTCTGTCTAGCTCTAAGCTCCACCTGTTATCGGAGATGTAAGCTATGCCTGGTTGACATTGGCTATGTACGATGATATTGTGACCAGAGCCCCTTCCGGTATCTCCATGTAGCCGGATACAACAGAAACAACAGGAACATTGGTCTTGTACTGGCCATTAATGCTGTACATTTTTGTGTAATTGATGTCTTCAGTATCCTATAGAGGATTCACAGAGGCTATAGTTGTCTTCTAAGTGACAAAGATATGTCCGTCTATAGTAAACTGAGCTCCTTTAGTCACTCGAACAGAAGAGGCAGTACAGATAAGAGTCACAACACCTTTTGCGTATGTGCCCTGCTTTCTTGTGACAAAGTAATTACTTGCAACTATATCCGCAGTCTGGTTCTGTGTAAGCTGTGACTAGGACAGGTAACCTACAGACGTAGTTCTTAACCATGTCTACATCAGTTGATTTATCTTTGCGAATACATATGCATAGGGTCTTATCAACAGCTACCGTATGGTAGATGCTTTCTTTACATCAAGCTGCTGAGAGTAGTCCTGCATCAAATTGGTCAGTGTCTACTAGGCCTGCTGAAATTGAGTATTTGTTGGTTCTGTTAAATTCACGACAGTTCTCCAGTATATGTCTAGCCGTCTTTGAGCCGCAGGGTTATACTTAAGACTCCATTACTTGCAGATGCTGTAAGTGAGTCCATTTTGTCAATATCCTATGAGTCCAGCAGAGATCTCGCCTGTGCACATGCGTTGGAACCGAGAGATGTAAGAAGCTAGTCAGATGGGGTATTCGAGCCAGATAACAAGTCTATCAATTGTGTTCCGGCATTTTCTCTGTAGCTGGAGGAAGACGAGCTGAGCATAAGCACAAGTATTTTCTGATACAGAATAAGCCCCTGTACAGAAGTTACTCCAAGCACATGTGGCTATATAAGCATTGTTTTAGGCTACGTGAACTGCATATCCTTCATAAGTACACATCTCCAGCTGTACTGTTAGCCCATGCTTTTCCAAGCGTTTCCTGGACACCGGCAAGCAGTCTCGATTTTCTTTTCTAAGTACAAGTCAGTAAGTCTCTGCTTATACGGAATATCTAGCCGTACTGCTAAAATGTAGATACCTGTGCAGACTGATCTTTATTACTCTGCAGATGGGACAAGAACTGAGGCTGCAAGATCTAATCCAGGTTTGTCAGGTACAGCTATGCCTATGCAGGTTTCTGTGCCTAAGTTGCCCGGTATTGCTGACTGCCGTCCACTATATCCTATAGAGATTCTAAACGGAGGTTCATCGCATACCTGATAAACTTATCGTGCTGCTGCAATGAGCAGCCGGTTGGCTTTTCTCCGCCTTCCTATATAAGTTTTCTCATACGAGACCTCTGACCTAACTCATGAGCTGCTGTATCCTGTTCTTTCTCTGTGATACAGCCCCAGGTGATATATGCAGTTTCTCAGCTATCTGATTATTGGACAGCGGCTTTGTTTTGTACCCGGATGTCCACTACATTATCTTTTTATCTACAGGAGATACAGATGAGTAGACATAATTATAGTAATCCCTGTCCGTGACATCAGACGCTCCAAGCATCTAGTGTCCCTACGGATCTTGAGACATTGTCTAACTTATGGTAACAGAGGACTGCTAACGCAGCTTATCCAGTTTGCGCTTGGAGATATACAGAGCCTAGCTCAGCTACTAATCAGTAGGCGGTCTTCCCAGGTCACTCTACAGCTAAGCTGTTTTATTGTCCAGCATCTGTTTCATATAGACCTGATTCTAAGGGATATGAATGATATTCTAACGCTACCTTCTGAGTCTGTTGAGTCTTTGAAGATTTGAGAACACGAAGGTCTTTGGGGACACTTTCTTTGTTACATCGTAGTTACGCAGACTCTGCAAAGCGTAGGATGTAGCCTTTATTCTGAATGTGTTCTACTGTCCTGGTGTATATGTATGAAGCGCGCTGTCGATAGTCGGCCTGATGAAGTCCAATATCTGTTTGGTGGTTTCAGGCGTGCTTTTCTTCTGCCAATCGGCTATGGTCTGTACGATATCTTCTTGCGGCTGCTTTACAGGTTTAGGCGCAATATTCTGAGAAGAAGTATTCAGACCTTTAATTTGTTCAAATATACCCGGCATCTTAAACCTCATGCTAAACCACTGTAATCAGAGCTGTTGTTGTAATCGTACATATCAGTTGTGGCCAGGCTTTTCTAATAGAGCAGAGGTGTCCGCTAATCCTGAAATATAGCCTTGGCGAAGGCAGAGCTCTATGGAGTCAGCGCCGTCACATTTGCCGTTATTGTCAGATATGACGACTGCTGAGGCGATGTAGAGCATCCGTACTAATATGTAACTGAATCAAGAACACCGAAGAATTTACTGTATTTCCTGTCATTCAGATTCTGTTGATCTAAAGGAAGCTGTAAAGCTATGGACTTACCTATATACCTGTCCATATTCTTAGCTTTATCAGTCGGCAGCAGACTCACAGTAGCTTGCTTCTAGGCAGCATACATACTGAAATACAGTGTCTTTGCATATGTATCAAACATCTGTTTAGCTCCGTCTGCCCAGCTTGCGTTCTACTATGTCTACGTAACAGCTGACTAACCAACAGGAATGTTCTTCATATCGGCTTTATATGTCTTGAATCTGGACTTCTATACAGCTATGGTAAGTAACCACCACGGAGCACCTGCCTGCTTTATCTTGGAGGCTGGTGTGACCGCTTCGTACTCACCATATAATCCAGGTATATTCTGCATCAGTCTTGTTCCCATATCGAAAGCCGACAGCATCGTCAGGTTGACAAACAATTTATCAGGTATACTTAAATGGGACAACGGATTGGCGGTAACCTGTACAAGATTGATGTCTTCCGGTGTTATGATGGCATCTTGAGTCTAAACAGGCAATACATAATTAGGGATGATAAACAATTTGTCCTAAGCGTCGGGAAGTGTTCGCTAAGCAGGCGCAGTTGTCAGGAACCGCTAACCGGCCAGAGTAGTCATTATAGCATCGATGAGCTGCCTGTTATCGATACCTGATGCGAACATCTGATCAAAGGCTATAAGATATGGATTACTATGTCCTAAGTCTACAGGCGCCTTGATAGCCTACTTGATTACAGAACTTATCTTGTACTGAGAGGTTATGTATTTGGATAAGTCTATAGTAGGCGTCTATGCGAAAAGAGCCAGTTTTGCCCGCATCTACTGCAAGTAATTGAATGCTTTGGTAAAAAGCTGATCTACGGTGTCGGCCTATATGCTCTGGCCGCTGTTGGAAATCAGCAACGCTGTATCGAGTTTTTCAGTGCTGAATATATTGGTTGCCTGTGCGTTGGCTCCTATAAGGCCGTTTTTCTACAGCTATGGCACATTGTTTGCAGACTTAGCATCCACATACTTGTAGTCACTGACATAGGAGAACATCAGCTAACATGCCTTTCCCATGCAGAAACACGTATACTAAGATGTAATTCCAGGGCGCTATGCCAGAACCGGAGTTACGACGCACACACGTCCTGTAAACCATTGTACAGGCTGTCCACTGTTCTATCTGGAGTTGTACTACAGCAACTGGCACTACATGGGTTTAGTTTCAGGCTGACATGCACTGTTATACAGCTATGCCAATGCCGACAGTTTCGGATATGTAGACAGATTTCTGACTTCCACCTGCCAGGTAACATCCATAAGGCTCACCCGGCACTGAGTTATTGCGCCTTTAGCCTTACGAAGATAGAAGTTCTTTACAGCGTAATACTTTACAGCTCCGGACACCTTGACACAAAGTACAAATGAGCCGGATGTGTATAACGTCATCATATTCTGGCTCCGTACATGGTCAGCTGGTATTGCATAACTCCGGGCATACTCTAGCTGGCTGAACTCTGCTGTAAACTGACAATGACTCCCTTATATGTATCTGTACCTACAGTTACAGTGAGCAGCGATTGCTGGGAAGCGTTTTTTATAGAGCCTCTATAGGTCATGTAAAGCTTAGACAAGCTCTATATAGTGGTCGCATTGCGGTTAGCAGACGACAAACTGCATGTAGGTTGCAACGCCATACGCAGGCCGGAGATAGTTATGCTGACAGGATGGTCCTCAAAGGTAAGCATACCAAAGTTGCCTGAAAGAGACTTTATTAGATTGTAGTCTATCTGCTAGGATATCTATATGCCCATTATCGGAGCCTGAGCTATATACAGCTATTTAGATCCAAGGCTCAGCGTAACGTATGTGTAACCTTTCAGCTTTGTCTATTGTATATAACTTGTTATAGGGAAAACCGTAGTTGACATAGAGCAGCCTTGTTCATTTCTTCTAAGCTATCTGTTTGAGGAAGTTGGCTATACGCTACAGAACACTGTTCAACTTGCCTGCCAGATCACTGTTTGTATCTGATCCGCCCAGCTTTGCTCTGAGTCTGCTGTACTAGCTGAAAGACTATATCGACTTGAATCTGCCTTTGTTGGTATTGAAATACTGCTAGTTGACAACAATGCCCTCAGACTAAGCCTTAAGCAGAGTCTACATATCTTTTCTGGTCTGCAGTGTGAACTACTAGTCAGTGCTCTATTTAAGCGCGTTTCTGCGACTGAGAGCATTCAGTCTGTATCTGTAGTTGCTTCTGGCAGTGAGAACAGCATCAGCACGCTTTGTCTGATCGGTCTAGTTGTCAGCCTGCATCAGGGCTGCTGCAAAAGCGTTGTATGCATCCTGCCCCTATTTACTTGCAGCCAGATCTTTAAGCTTTTTATCCTAGCCTACTGCGATTGCGGACAGAACATATCTCTGAGCCTATTTGTACTATTGAGTACTCTTATCAGCTTGTGTGAGCGTTTTTAGATGCTGTTTATAGTCGTTATCCGACCTTCCGGCTCCAAGAAACCCGTATCTGAGTGCCTATTGCATCCCTGACTAACCGAGAACACTGCGTAATTGTGTGTTACGTGCAGTTATCCTGGCTTCATCTGTCTATCCATATACCTGTTGAGCAAACATCTTATAGACAGCAGACTGATCTCCCCAGTTATTTGTCATGAACCTGTTGAAAAATGTATTCCAACCTGTTCCTCCTGTGGCATCCATGGCTTTGAATGTATTGCGTATAGTGGACATGGTACGTCCGAACTGCTACTGCTACTGTATCTGAGACACTCTGCGTGCACCTGCCAGGAAATTCGTATCAGTGCTTACAGCCCAGTTAATGATGCGTCTGGATGTCTAGTTCAGTCCACGCACCTGGTCAACATTACCTGAACGACTGAGCTATGCCATGACCTAAGGGTTGCTGAACTAACGCATGGCAGCGCTGATCTGTGCTCTTGTCCAGCGGCCTGTCTGCATTAACTGCAGCTCTTTAATGTCTCGCTGCTGTCTCCACTGCTATCTGATACCGGATGAAGCAAATGCACCTGACATCTGAGCTTCTCTGTAATCAGAATACTACAGACCTCTCAGCAGCTAGCCATTGGAGCTTACGCCAGCAAGGTTACGGGCAGCTGTAAGTGCATCCTGTCCGTTAGCCTGTGCCTAGCTGATTCTGTCTCTGAACTGTTGGATTGTTCCTGTTCTGTTCCTCTGTCTCCACAGACTGTAAGCCATCGACATGAAGTCAATACCACGGCTGCCTTGCGCACTGGCGTATGTATTAAGCGTTCCCTGCTGGAACTACTAAGGAGTCATACCATAGGACGTATTGCCCGGAATAAGCATACCGGCAACTTCAACTCCAAGCACGCCAGCTCCCAATCCGGCATATCCTCTAATGCCGTTGTTAGCCAGCATACGGCGCATTGCACCGCCCATATCAGCCAGCTGACCCATTGACACACCTGGAGCATACCTCTGTATATCGGCGATTCTTGTCGAAATGTTCTGTACAGCAGACACACTCAGTTGAGATATATTCTGGCCTGTAAATCCCTGTATGGCATTTACCATAGAGCGAATGTCCTGACCAAATATATCTCTTAACGGCTGCAGAGCTCTTGTAGTGTCTCTTACTTTGGTCTTGAATCGCTATATGCTTGATGCCAGCTACTGTCCGCTGACATTACCGAACTGATCACTGGCATTGGCTATTATGCCTGCGAGCTAGGCAACAGCTCCTCCTGAGAACCCCCCAAAAGATTCCCCTTGTCCGAGTACTGCTCTGCGCTGTGCCTGCTGCGAAAGCTGACTGATACCTGCAGCTAACTGATTGGCACGAGTAACAGCACTTGTATCTAACGGGTTTCGCCTTGTACTCCATTGAAGGACACCTGCCTGAGCCAGCTACATGCCCTGCATCGTCCTTGTTACTTCGTACGGATCGGCAAATGCCTGTATAAGCCCTGCAGCCTGTATAGGATTTCTCTATACCCCATATATACGCTGCTATATTTGGGCGTTTGACTAGGTAGGATACATGGCATTGAAGTACGATCTGTAGAAATCACGCTTCAAAGCACTCTAGTTCTGCTGTCTGCTCCAGTATGCAGCAGTCCGCATCGAATCTTGAACCATACTGGCAAAAGCGCCGCTGTATGTACCTCCATTTGTTGGAAGCAGCATACCGGCCAAGGGACTGGAGAAATTTCCGGCTCTGTTAAACTAGTCGCCTATGATCAGCTTGTTTACAATTCCGCCAAACAGCGGACCAAGTGCGGATGTAACTGTGGACTGTAACAGGCTATGCATTGAGTATGTGCCTGTCTGCATACCGGATACACTGCGCCAATAGTCATCTCCAAGTTGAGTCTGCGGACGCTGAACAAAAGATGACAGCACCTGTAGAATTTGATTAAGTATATTTGACTATTGACTCATGTACGTCTTTCAAAGGTTCTTACTATGGCAACTTGAATCCGGCAGCACGTAATGTGTTCTCATAAATACTTTTTGCGTCTACCGTAAGGCCTGTCTCTAGCGCTTTATTCGCCCTTCCGAGTATGTCATTTATTGCAGCAGGCACACCCTTATTGAGCTAGATATTGAGCTATGCGGCTATTTGAATGCCAGCAGCCCTTAACAGCATCTACGTGGAGGATGCCAGCAGCTTAACAGCCAGGAAATTACGATCAGTCGGGCGCTATGCGTATCTTTTTATTGCTCCGTAGGTATCCCGTTGCTGAGATAGCATTAACAGACGTGCGGAATACCCTGATAAAAAGAATCATCAAATCCACTGGAAACCAGAAGCTCCATGGTTCTTGAATGTGTAACCAGAACCTTGTCGAGAATACCTGCTGACAATGATGTAACAACGGAAGGATCGACAAGACGTGCATACATTTCAGACAGCTGCTGTGCTGTACAATCCGGTTGCAGAGCTTTCTCCAGAATCTACAGACATACGGAACTCACGCGATAATCAGATACACTGGTGTCTGTAACTATGCTGATGTTCTATACAGGAAGCAGTCTGTACAATCTGGATAACAAGTCGGATAAAATGGATTTCCTGTCTTTATCCTGCTCCAAGGAAGTCACAGCACCGAGGCGAATCATCTTATCTGTCACCTAAGGAGCTAACTATGTGACAGTGATTTTTACTGCCTGGTCAAAAAGATTGTAAGTCTGCTTGTAAGGCGCACCTGATATGATGCAGGCAAGATACCTGTGTTTAGTCTCATCATCGACTTTGGCCGGAGCCTGAAATGTCGGTTTTCCACAGCATGGACATGTAAGCAGCTCTTTCTAAGTGTTCGTCTATGACATTATTGGTCCTCCTTATCTGTATTCACTGTATAGTTGCCCTGTAGCGGCAGTTCGTATTTGACTGAGTAATTCTAATCGAGAGCTGAGATTGTGCCAGCCTACCAGGCAGACTTACCCGGATATGACTTGGATGTTGGCTGATCCTGACCTGTTTCCATTGTTATTACAGGCTAAAATATCTGGCCGGACTAGGTACTTGTCTGCCAGCACATTTTTGGCATTTTGTAGTTGCCAAAGCTCAATACACCTGACTAGGTGAAGCTCAGCTATTTACTGCAGATATAGTTGTCGTTGTACCATTGCTGTGTCTGTTCTGGATACGATATAGATGGGGTATCTATTTTATATTGGAATATACGAGCAATGGACTGTTTGAAAGCTCGCAATGAATCTATTGTTACTTTAGGTATTATATCTACCTGTTCTGTTCCCAGTACCATATAGCTGGCGGCTCCGAAAGATCCATTTACAGACATAGTGCCGTCAGCTGTGATATCTTTGCACTGTATAGAGCCTCTGACATGCATGATACCTGAACCTGAACCTCCACTGACTGTAAAAGTTTGGTCAGTATTGCCGACAGTTACAGTGCTCCTTCCTCCGAGTGCTCCAACAAATGTAGATCCTACATTAACATAGAAAGCCTGTGACAGCACACTTGTTGCGTTAGGCGTTATGACGACGCCAGCTCCTGTACCACCTGAATATCCATACAAGCCTATGGATCCGGATGTAGCTTTCATATAACTGTCCGCATTGAGCATGAGCACACTTCCATCGATGCAGATCGAACCGGAGCCTCTGGTAGCTTTATCTCCTGCGTTCGTAGTTGTCTTATCATTTATTCCTATGTACATATCTCTGGATGAAGTGAGAGATAAGTTGCCGTTACTGCGTATCACCATACCGGCAGACGATGTTTTAGATCTGTTCTACAGCACCGTGTAACCATCTTGTCCTCCTACAGCAGAAGACAGATACAGACTGCCCTAGGCAGCTACCTTTACTGACTTCTTGGAGGCGATAACAGCTGCTCCATTGGCATCCAGCTACATACGTCTTGGTATCAAGCCTATGCAGTCACGACCCGGACGAATAAAGGTATCGAGCGCACTGGATATGTAGATGTTGCCTCCGGTCATTCGTATCTAACTTCCCCAACCATCCTTGATAAGGATAGACCCATCCTACTATTGAGTGATAAATGACGCGCATTTATACACTCGCTTCTGCTGTCCTGTATACGTATCCGTTATCTATGCGTACTGACATGGAGCTAACTATTGCTGTGACGCCTGTCCAGAATCTGTCCAATCCGCTATCCTGGCTGTAAGAGGCTACGCAAGACACTGTACATTGTTGGAATACAAACTGAGAATCTGCTAATCCGTAAGTTGGTTCCTAAGTATGTACTGTGTTCCTGATTGCTGCAGCAGCGCATCCATCTGCAGCGCTTTATCTGTCGAGGTATATTGAGGAGTCTGAAACTTAGGAATCTACTTCTAGGATAACTAAGCCGCTGTCTAGTCTGATATCTGCTGAGGAGCGTAGATATCAGGTGTCTTTATCATTCTGATGCTTTTTGCCGATACTGTTTCTGTCTACCCATCGTATGATACATGATTAGTAGCAAGCACAGGTATATCCATGTCCTGATACTACTAATCCTGCAGAGGAGACAGTACCGAACTGAACTGGCCGGATACAAGTCCGCCCTTAAATTCCTGCGTTCTGTAAATAGGATCACCTGACTACGCACTGTAGTCAACTGACGGTGTGTTTCCCTAGCCTGGATTATTCTCAACAGGTTTGCTGCTATTAGTCTGCAGGACACCAAGACCCTATTTGGCACCAGACGCTGTTAGCTATCTGCTTATATCTGTACTGTGCTATATCAGCTGACTGAAAGAGTCGAACTAAGCGTGCTAAGCTACAACTGTTATACTGTTGTCCAGTCCGGAGAACTCTGTATAGGCAAGTCCGGAACCCTTTATTGTTATCTGGGCTCTCCCGAAGAACGCAGATGGTCCATACTTATCACCGATTACAAGGTCGCCAGGATATGTGTCCTACGTGGCACCGCAGGGAGTCGAATTCACGCCACTGTTTGCATACTTGCTTATCAGTGTCTACAGCTATGTGGAAAAAGTCAGGTCGCCTACAGGTGTGTTCCAGCTATATGTATGGAGCAAAGAAAACAGCTTGTATGATTTAGGCTACCCTCCGCCTGGATTCACAGATAGAATGTAGCCTTTACCTGTTGCTTTATTTATCCAGGCTATGACAGATGAACCGACAGCAGGCAGACCAGCTACACTCGCTCCAAAGGTACCTCCGCCACCGCACATCTTACATGAGAACTGTCTGTCGACACCTGCCGACTGAGTGCGAACTACTGCTGTACCTGTATTCGGCAGACAGGCCTATATGACACCGGCTATAACCTAGCTGCCCACATACGTGAGAGGCTGGTTCTATGGAGTGAAGCTGTTAAGAACGCTCAAGGTTGGCTCCTATATAAAAAATGCGCATGTAGTAACTTACATGCGCATCATTGAACATCAATGTACTGTGTGTCAGCTGTTCGTACTGGACCACTTCATCTCAGTGAACTGCAACACAAACGTACCTTGTGCAATAGCCATACCACCCTAAGCGATGGTAAGGTTGTACTGTACCTGACTTCCAATCGCACCGTTACATACAATTTCCTGCGGCTGAGACTTGACATCGCAATCCTAGCCCGATGTAATGGAAGAGTTGGTAACGATAATTGTTATCGGCTTACAGGCACTTGCCAAAGCATCCAGGAAGTCATTGAGTTCCGTGGACGGTCCGATGAGTGTATTAAGCTGCACTACACCGGAAGGGGCTCCGATAAGCTGAATCGGAGCAGATCCGCCAATCGGATATCTCGTGCTGACAGGACGCTGATAATTAATCGTGATGCCGCCAAGAGCAGCAAACACTTTATTCGCTGTAGCCTGATTCGCCTGTGCGGCAGCCTATGTCTGTCCCCAGGTGACAGCCGCACCCTGTGCAGACCATACCTAAGGAGCCTGTGTATAAGGGTTATTGAAAACGCTTTTCATTCTCTGTCACCTCAATTCATATAGAATCTCATATGGAATCTGTTGAATGGCTTCGGGGGCTATCCAGACATGTCCGCATAGATTCTATCCTTATGTATCTCGTCCTGTTCAATCGAATCCAGAGATGCACTGAGCAGCTGAGGACCGATGAGATCCGTAGCATACTGCTGGAAACCTTCAAGTTTCGTAAGCAGTGTGGACTTAAGCAATGTCAGAAGCATTGGAGAGATATTCGAATTTCCGACAAGATCTCTTCCAGTGGTCTTAAGAGAAATGCAGATGCTGTCGATGTTACAGACTATAGACTGCTCATCGAGATTGACATCATCGGCTGCAGCGGATGTGAGCTGTCTGCGACTGATCACAACGCCCTCTTCATTCTGTCCGACACGCCAGAAGCCATAAGCACCGAGCTGCTTGAGCTGACTGGCTGTAAATCCGTGCTCCTATGAAGTTGTAACAGCGGTGACGGTAACATTACTGAGCGGAGCATGCGGATAAGTTCCGGAACGCATTCCGGCAAGAGCAGCTGCAACGCAGTAGTTGGGGACCGACTAGCCGTTGTACATCGGACCATCTGCGAACACAATGGATGCTCGTCTGTCTGCAACAGGTTTAGCAGCGATAATGCTAGCTACGATCTGAGCATTGTCAGTCAACGTGTGATAAATGTCAGCAACGGCTCCTGAAGTAATGTTTGCTGTCTGATCGCCTGCAACATATACCTTATCCTTGTGGTTGGAACCGGTGATGTTGTAGCTCTTATCTCCTATGCGCAGAACATCGCCTTTAACAACAGTAGCCATAGCAAGCAGAGGAGAGTTGCTGAACGTTACAGCAGTCGTGTTGCCGGAAGCAGAAGAATCTGTCACAGTGAGATACGTACCATTCAGCTTCTCTTCAGTCGGAATGTCGCAGCTGCCATACAGATACTTGGGATACGGAACCTACTCACCGGACTGGTTGGTCACGAAGTTGAACAGGTTTTTCGTAACTTCTGCATCGGCAGTGCACGGAACAATGCCGTAAATGCCGTCAGTGTCGGCAATGAGATCCGCCGCATCGTTGTACACCTTAACAGCGCTGTTGTTGAGGTCTTCCTATGCAGTAGCTGTGAAGTACACGAATGCGCCATCGGATTCAGTCACGGCGCACGCAACAGCAACACCAAGCGGATTGTCCGCACAAACTTTGCCGAGCATTCCCTAGACATCATCGATATCGGCGACCATACCATAAGTACCGACATATCGATTGGACCGACACCTGTATTCAACATAGAAAGCACCTGTCAGAATAGGATACTCTGTCTGACCGATACCGAGATCTACGGTCGCCTCTGCATTAGACTGGATGGAAACCTGCTGCACGCCATCGACGGTGCGGACAGTCACATATGCCTGGTTGACATAGCAATCGACAACGCGCCTGAAACTGACCGCAGTGATGTCTCCCTGCGGAAGACTCTTGGTAAGAACGCACTTGGTATACTTGCCTCCGTCGTCTCTGAGGAAACCCTGAACGTAGCAGTCAACAGTATCCCCGGCGACAGTGATCTTCACTGCGTCTCCAGCCTGAACAGCCGGAACAGATGTGTCACTGCCTGCACCATTGAAGACATAGGAGATGCCTTCCTGTTTGATACTGATCGTATCTGTGCCATACACTGCATCCGTAGTGATGCTGTCAGAAGCTCCGAACTCAGGAAGGTACTAAAGCTGGGCGTTTTTGACAAGCACCTTCACGGAATCTTCGTCTACACTGCCGTCTTTAGTCTCTCTTCCAGGGAAGTATCTGAAGGAAAGGCCGTCTGCAGGAGTATACACGACCGAATAGTCCTACTTTGCGTAATTGTCCTAACTGTCGAGTCTGAGAGACTCCTTCAGGTCGGAATATGTACGTACAAAGTAATTCGGACCGATAATACAGGCTCCCAACGCCGGTGTAGTACCGACAGTGGATGCCTTGTAAACCTGATTAAGGGTTACACTAGGATCCTTATAGTCTGTAATCATATTTATCCTTATTGTTTCGATACTGACACGTTGTTGGGCATATCAGCTGTTAGTTACCTTAATATTGCCGAGCTCCGCATTCCGCATGCTGTAACCATTGAACACAGGTCCTTGTGTATCTGTTGTCCAAGTGAGTACACTCATAGTAGACACAGATATGGTAGATGCATACAGCTGTTTCGCGTTGCCTCCTGATCCGGGCTGTACAGCTTGTGGACTGCTTACCTAGTTTACATTAACGAAACTTAGAGCATTTGTGTCCTGCTGTATAGCCTAACTGTTCATAGCAAGAAACAGCTATATGAGTTCAGCTAATAAGATAGTACCGTCACAACTCTATGTAATGACGGTAATTTGAATCGGAATGAGCTTGAATCTGCACTATTTTACAGGCGGCTGCATTGGGTTTCTGAGGAACTAGGGATTGCCTGCTCTGTTGATAGGTCTGTTCTGGTATGTGATAGTGCCGAGACTGACAACAACAGCAGGTGTAGTACCTGCATAAGTGCCGTCAGGATTGAATGCCGTACCTGTCTTGAAGCAGTCCTTATTCAGATTCCCATTAACATCATACAGCAGACTGACAAGGCGCTAGTCCTTTATGTTTCTCTTATCTGCAAACCAGTTATTGAGCAGATCCTTGAAGTACTTCATGATACGGTACTGCTGGGCGTAACCGTTCTGAAATGTGCTTTTCTATGTGTAATCTGTAAATATCATAACTAACCGAAGGTCTTGTCCCAGTCCGGGTTGCTGTACTATACGTGTGCTTCCTGAAGCAGCTGATTTGCATTCTCAGTATACATTATATCCGATTGCTATATCAAATGCATCTGTAATGTATATATCAAAGGCACATGTTTAAATTTCGAAGCGACCTGTATCTTATCTATGTAGTATCTTAGGCTTGTATATTTGTCTGCCCACACATCTCCGTACTGTATTATCGGCCATGCAGTGCATTTCACAGTCAATGTCTATGATACCTACTGCCCGGACATGGCTACAGACTGGTCAGCTGACTATCCTTGCTACAGAACACCTAAAGGAATCGCTTTATAGTACCCGCCCTTTTTACCTGTACCAAGGCACTGAGGACAGTGCTAGTTTACAGGATGATCGTCACCGAATTGCTGACATACAGGACATTTTGGTCCATAGGTTATCTTTTTCAGCAGATACCCCTATCTTCCTGTTCTCTGTATCTACAACTAGCTCAGTCTTATGAGATTCGCAGCCTATGAGTAATAGGGATAGGAAAGAGTCATACCTGTATGCTGCGGATCTGATGTGTAGCTCTGACCGTCTTGTGTCTGAAGTATCAGCCTGTAATAGTCATTCTGATATTTGTTCCTGTTCCAGGCGGTAGTATCAGAGTAGCAGTAAGAGACAGGAAGCCCCTCTTCCAATGTCTACCACTAGCCACCAGCTCGTGCTCTCTGTACAGTTATGGTAGCGGTCTATGGAATCTATACTCCATGTGTAAATTGCCAGCTGACGACTCTGGTGCCGTTAGGTTGCACAAATACCTTTATGGAATCGAACGGAGAGGACATGTTACCTCCACCAAGGCTACGAACCCTACATGAATCCGTCTGAAATGCTTCCCATGCACTACAGCATGTTCAGCTAGCTCTTCTTGGCTATTACCCAGTTCTTCCAGTCTGTCATAGCTTTGTCAGCCAGGCTGGCATAAAGAGCTCCTTTATCGTTGTCATCGAATGTAAGTCCGGCATTGGAGTGGCGCATACCGTTCCTGTTGTATCTGTACATGGCCATTCTCAGACAATGTGCAGCTGCGCCGGAACACAGGTTGGCAGGGAAAGGGAAGGAAGCTGCTGTCTAAGCGTTGGCTAATGTCGGAGGCATCTAGTTCCAGTCCTGTACAGCTCTGCCGATACATCTTGCTATAACGATGTCGGAGAACTACAGGTCATTCAGCAGCTGATTCTGTTTTGCGCACGTATCATACAGCTACATACGAACCTAGGCAATGGTTATCGGTCGTCTGCAGTCGATGTGGCTGCCATCAAAAGATTTCTATATCTACAGACAGCACTTGAACACGTGCCGTAATGCCTGGTTTTCATCGTAGCAATGTATCTATGCATAATGCAGCCCAGGTCTGTAGTCGACCTATGCCGGTGTGAGGTGCAGCTGTACACGTCCGTTGCCGAGATATGTGAGTGGTACTTGAAACAGCGCCTTACCGTGCATGCCATCTGCCAGACACATGAACTGAATTGTATGCATGTCCTACAGCTATGCAGGTATCGTTCCCTACATGTCTCTGGTCAGCTGCAGTGTGTACTAGGCTGTCATTCCTGTAGTGATCTTTATAACAGGTACACCATATGATGTGGCATAGTGTCCGTCAGCCATCAGGGACGCCTGACCATCGGCTCCCTGTCCTCCGCCAACACCACCAGCACCTGCTGTGACCTAAGGAATACAGATATCAGCCATTATTCCATCCTTGATAAATACTTAAGCAGACTTCGGATAACCTGAAACCTGACTGCTTTATTCTACATCAGCTTGAATCCGAGTTTTGCCATTAGCTTTATGAATCTCTATTTGATCTGCATATAGCCCTTACCCTTTTGCAAGATCTGCCTATAGCGCACAGGCAAACTATAGCTACCACTGCTACAGCTGCAGTTCTAGCTCTGTCTTTGCGCTGAGTCTTTGTCTTGTTGGCCTGTTGCTAAACCTACTTCACAATCGACTAAACAATCTTTCCAAGCTATTTATAGTGCAGATCGGATTCAGGTTGCACCTATGTGATAAGTTTATGTGTTCTATACCCTATCTAATAGTCCTGATTTATCTAATTCGATATGCTGCGTATGCTGTCTTTGTTCTACTGTATTATTTGCTAGACAACTGTCAGCTACTTCGGCTGCGGCTATACAGTAGAGCCAAAGGGCGCACAAGATAACAGAAACCCAAACAACAATATAGAACAAGCAAGCAACGCGTACTTCATTTTTTGCTCTCTAATATCTGTGTCAGGCGCTATATGGACAGTGCAAGCTAACTTATCTGCTCCTGGAATGAGATTGCTGTTACATAGTGCTCGCGCCTCTCACAACATGTGGCCTAATCGACTGTCGTATCCAGTTTCCTCTACAAGGATTCAACTCGGCTCTAAAGCCTTTTGAACCATTTCTAGTTTTGTTTGGTGTTATATCCGAACCCACCAAGTATTGCAAGTACTACTGTGATCAACGTGCTAATTAGCTACATTGCTATATCCTTTTATTATTGCTTTTGTATGCTTCTGCTTACTAGAGCTGAGTGCGTTAGTTGTTTTGTTTTTTCGACGTCTGCAGTAGATTGGTCATGTAACAACAAGGAGTACCAAGGCGCACTAAGGTGTACATATGGCGGGGTGGTGGCAACGGTTGCCGACAAGCCTCATAAGCTTGGATATGCAGGTTCGAATCCTGTCCCCGCAACCAATATTATGCTCCCATAGTTTAATGGCAGAACAGCGGACTCTAAATCCGCCAGATCTTGAGTTCGAATCTCAGTGGGAGCGCGAAATTTACAAGGGGCCTAGACCGGCCAGTCGACAAGAGTACTGAACTCCTGCAGCACTCCGGCCCCTTTTTACACTCCACAGGAGAAACACCAACAGGAACAGCATGCACAAGCACACAGACATAGACAGGATCTTCCGCAGAAGAGGCATCAAAATGCCAGGTACAGACAAGTACGAAATAGGCACAGCCAAGCTGCCTAAGCATGTTCTGCCTTGTCCTTTCTGCGGCAGTATTCCTGAAGTGCACATTTACGAGAACGGAAAAGGCGCTGAAGTGAAATGCAACACGCCCGACTGCGCTCTGTGGCACACATCATGCGACCTTGCTGACTGGAACAAACGATCAGTGTCAGGCAAAGTGCGCCAGCTGCTGTTCAACATAGACAGTCTGTATGTATCCAGTGACTTCCACAAGAAGCAGCTGTATGTGTGCAGAGGATGCGGTGCAGCTCACTACCACATGAACAAAATCAGGCACAGCAAAAGATGCTGTGTAAAAGAGCTGCTTGGGGATGCATCCTGACTACTTTTAGTACGTACCCAAAAATGGTAACGGTTATGTATACCATATAACCAGCGGACAGAAACACTACATAGGCATATCCACTACGCCGTTCTCAAAACGCTGGTAGCGACATAAGGCTCCCTGGTCAGGCTGTACAAAGCTGGTCAGGGAGCTTAAACGTCTCAAAGCTACAGGTAACTGGGATCAGCTTTCAGTTTAGATACTCCAATAGGCGCCTAACAAGCAGCTGGACAGACTGGAAAAGCGCTACATAAAGAAGTACGGCTCTTTCAATTCACTGTACGGCATGAATTCTACTCCAGGTGGCAGATAGGTCACACCGGATTCGATGCACAGAAAAGCCAAAAAGAAAGCCACCAGAAGGAAGCTTCGCAGACTGTTCAAACCTGTCACGTGGAGCCAGGTAACATTGACTGCAGATAACGAATAGCTGTGCTGACAGTCTGTGCGTTTACCTTCCTGTTCCAGAACTACTTTCCGTACATAATAGGTGCACAGCACTTCTTCACATAACACATCTGGCATCTGCCGCCGATCATACTGATCTTACTGACACTCTGCTTACATATACAGCACTTTACAAGCTACTGCTGTTTCTTCTGCATAAGAGCATCCAGGTATTTGTCGATCTACAACACAGTGCTGTCGGCATAATAGAACACAGGACGCCCTGTAACAGTACGTTCAACCTACACCGGCTGAAGCTGCAGCGCTTTCAATATACGCCGAAGCTTTCCTTTTGTGACGTTATAATAGTTAGCCAGCTAGGTTCTTGTGTACCGCATTTATCACATGAAGAAAAACATATGGATCATAAGCCCGATGAGGAGAATTATCTGGATTGTACCGATCATACACTGCAATTTACCTGTTACTGCAACAAGCAGAATTGATTTCTGTATGACCTAAAACTGTGAGTACTGTAAAGCCTGCTACAAAGCCTGAAGCTTCTCTTCAGAGCACTCCTGGGTGCAAGTTTCACAAGTTTCATTGCAGGTTTCAACCGACTTATTCTACACAACGGCGCTGGGTACTTTCTACTCTTTGTCTTTCATTTTACATTCCTTAATTTTATTAACTATATAACAAGCTCCACCGGGAGTTTATTATTGTTGCATTCTCGTATGCAAGATACCTTGAGAGGTTCATCTTTACATTACCTATAGGTGTTACCGTAAGAGAATCTCCCTATATATCATGTACAGCACCTGAGGGTGCCTGTATGAATGTCGGCAGTCTGGTGGCTTTAAGTTGCAGGTAATATGCACCCGAGTCCTGTGTTACATCCTGCATATTGACACTCTATTTAAGGTAGCCGACATTACCCGAAGTGTCTGTAAGATCAGTAACGTCTTTAGGTATCAGCCCTGTGTTGTCCGTGAGTTGGCTGATATCAGAAGGTATTACAGGCTTATTCTTTATGTACGACTCGGCATCTGAGTCCTGCTGGTTCCAGTCGGCAATCTATGCTGTTACCTTATGTCGTACACCTGCATAGTCCCAGAATACCTGTCCTGTAGTTGTATTGAGGATAAGGCGCTGTTGCTGCGTAGCTACAGGACACAGTCGCTGTATCTATCCCTAAGTTCCTGTTACAAACTGAATTATCTATTTACGCATTTGTGTTCCTATACTGTACTAAGGTGAGTGCGTAATAAAAGACCGTCTGTACAGCAAAAGGAGTAATACTGTACAGACGGAAGAAAGGAGGAGGTTATGATGTAGCGAGCTACAAAGTGCGGAGCGTTATATAAGCCTGATTACGCAAGCACAGGGTACTTTTCTTTGAGTTCAGCATAGCTGTTGCATTTCTTGATAGAAGCCTTTGTGAACGTTGTTCCAGGATACCACTCTGTCAGCGCTCCTGCGATGGCTGTGTAATCTTTAGCTGCATACAGTTCGTCGATGTATTCAGGACGTGACAGTTCTTTCTCTGTTTCTGTTTTGGCTTCTTCCTCTGCTTTGGTTGTATCTGTCGAGGTGGCTTTGAACACGCTGGATGAATGCGCAGGTTCGAGATTGTTCATAGTATGCATAAGACCTGAGGAGCTCATATCGGTTTTAGTGAATCCTGTTTTGTCCTGTGCAGGCTGTTCTGTCTGATCTG